CCTGGAGAACGATGTTGCATTTCATCATCTGTCCGTTCTCACTTTTCTGACTCTGCACAGCGAAGGTCTCGCCCTGCTGCACCACTCTCATAATCTGAGTATACATATTATATAATTGTACGAAGAGGTTTCAAGAGCACCAAACCATTTCAGCGTTGTCTTGTTTCTTCGACGATGCAAAAGTACTGCGAAAACAAAGGCAAAACAATCCCTTTCCCACAACTCCCCCGAAAAACCCACGTTTTTGGGAAAAATCGGGCATTTCTTGGGAAAAAATTAAAAGAAGAAGAAAAAGAGGGTTAAAATGTAAAGAAAAAGGGAATATCATACCTCTTTCCCCCCAAAAATCCCTCATTTTTTCCCAACGTTGGGAAAAATCGTGGGAATCTTGGGAAAAAGTAACTAATAAAAATAAAAAAGCACCTCCTTCACCAACCATGAAGAAGATGCTTTTAACAAAAGCAACCAAAGTTACCCAAATATATTATTCCCAAACGGGAACTTAATTCTTATTTAAGATTGTCAAGAAGATGCAGAAGACCCAGCGCATCATCACCTATTCACTATCAAGGGAAGCCGTTAGCTGGCTGTCTGAGCGGACTGGTAGCCTTGTTTTCCAAGGACTGGTATGCAGACCGAACCTCAACAACCAAATCAGAAAGTGGGCAGAATCGTAGGTATAACCAAGCAGATTTCCTTCCATACAGCTAGGCATACTTTCGCTACCATGATGCTGACTCTTGGTGCAGACATCTACACAACGAGCAAGCTGCTGGGACATTCCCGAATTTCCACCACCGAGATTTACGCAAAGATTATAGATAAGAAGAAGGATAAAGCGATGAATCTCATTGATAAGTACTTCGACAAGAACTAGACCCGCTCCGTACCAACTCCGTACACTCTCCGTACCAACTCTTAGTCTCTGCAAGGTTTGCAATGTTTGCTGCAAACTTTACAAAGACTACAAACCAAGTTTCTTTTTCAGAAAGCTACCAACAAAGGCAGCAACCATAGCAGATACAGCAAAGTCACCACAGATAAAGCCTTTATTAGGCTCTACAAACTGGGATTCAATGACAACCAACACAACCATACAGGCAACAAAGGCAATCGCAATGGAAACATATCTAAACACCATCTTGGCTACCTTCTTGCTATCATCCTTAACACTTGAAGTTTCACCTTCTTTTCTGTTAACTCTCAAAGAGCTATACATAAAATAAATTGCAGCTATCGCTATGAATGCTACAAACACGTAAATAATTTCTTTTGGCATAATTTTATTTTTCTAGTTGGGAAAATATTTTTTTCTAGTTATGAAAATTATTTTTCCTAGTTATCTCTTTTACCAAGATATTTAATCTTTAATGAATGTTGAGAGGTTTTGATATTTACATCAACACGATACATGCCATTGTCCTCTTTCTCAATACAATAATAGCTATCACTTGAAAACTCTTTTAGATTTTGATACTGATAAGACATGTTTTCTTTTATCACATCTACAAATTCAATACAATCAATCGCGTCCGAGAAATACACTTTTTTATTATAGTCAATATCGCTAAATGAATCTTTATAATGTACACCTATGGCATTGATGTGATTATTCTCATACGAGCCTATTGCGAAATACCCACCATATATATTTAAATAGTTAACTTGCAGGCGGTTTCCATTTACCTCTATATAGTTAGCAGACAATTCGTCATAAGAATCCTTGCTGCAAGATACCAACGCAACAAGAATCGCCAGCAAAAACAAAATCTTTTTCATATCTCATAATTATATTAGTAACACATTTTCTCGATGCCTTTTCTTTATATCATTTTTCCTTCATAATGTACAACCGTCTTATATTTAGACGAACCTATATATATATCAACGATATACTTATCACCATTCTTCTTGATTAAGTAAAAACTATCAGAAGAGCCATCTGTTAAGTTGCATTTTCTGTAGTTATCAACTAACTCAAAATACTCCAAATACTCGTCTGTCTCAACGAAATATATCTTTTCGTCAATCGGAACTTTATACCAAGTATAACCGAAAGAAATATAAGTTCCATCCTTCTTGGAGCCTATACGAAAATCTGTTTCGTTTTCAATCGCAAATTTATCAATCTCATGTCTAACTCCAGCAATCTCAATGTAGTTTGAAGTCATCCCAACTTCCTCACTAGAATCCTTGCTACATGATACCAGCAGCAAGACAAACATTATAAAACATAAAATTCTCTTCATATCTCACACATTTAAATTAATAACATATCTTGCAAGGAGTTCTGCCCATATCCTCAGCTTCCTCTTCACTTACCTCTTCTATTTCTCCTGAGCAGCGAGAGAGACCTTTGCAGTCTCGGTCGCAATGGTAACGCTTGGACGAACCGCCAGTACAGATAAATACATTACCACCAGAGTCAGCCGACTTTACGGCAGACACCTTCTTCTCAGGTTCTACATCAGCAGACTTCTTGGAAGAACTGCTGCATGATGCCATAAGGATGATGGCTAAAAGTAATACTATATGTTTCATAATTCTTCATTTACATAATTATATGGACCATAATCTAAGAAAACGGTATATGTTTTACCGCTATGAACAACGAAAACACTAAATCCATATTCATCTGAATTTATAGGTGATTCGCCACCATAAGCAGCAATAAACCCATTATCATCCTTATACACAATTGTGTTCTCGTATTTACTCTTTAACTTTTTTATAATTTTATATCTAAAATTCTTTGCCAAAGATAAATCTTCGAAACGTCTTCCCATTACACACTCATTAAAATAAGTCAAGTAACCATCAGATTGAAATTTAAAAGATATAAACTCAAAAGGAATATCAGCATAATCCCTTTCGAAATACCATATTTCATTTTTATCATCTATTTCAGGTTCTCCATACTTATTAAACAAGTGTGTTTTTGCTACATTATAAGACTGCCCGAAAGGAACACCGCAAATAGAACTCTGTGCATATAATATATATGTACAAAGAAACATAAATGCAGATAAAAATAATCTTTTCATACCTACCACATTTTAATTATCCGACATTTGCTTGTCGCATGCCACCGCCTAAGATAGATAGTAGCTGGTCATAGCGTTTCTCCAGTTCCTCGTACTTTGCCTTCCAGACAGAATCATCAGAATCTGATTCTTTAGGATGAATAGCATCAGCAGCATAATCTACACTAGTCTTTTCTGCAACATATTCGGCAGTTTCGCCTACTTCTATTGGCTCAACACCACGCATCAACCATTCAGCAGACACATCTGGGTAGGCTTTTAGGAAGTTCTCTACCAACGTGGAAGACAACGTCTGCTCACCTTTAACTTGTCTAAGAACCGTAGATTGATTCATATTAAGCGTTTTTGCCAAGGCGTTCAATGATATACGATTATCATCAATATACGCTTTAATTCTTTGATACACAGTTATTTCCATACATTTTACATTTTTATACTATACTTAAACTATGCAAATCGGGATAACTTTTTCCCAAAATATTTGGTTAGTTAGGCGGATTTGCTTACCTTTGCACTCGTAAACAACAAGTTGCTTAATTATTAGAAGCAAAAGTACAATAAAAAATTAAGATATGCAAGTAAAAAAGATAAAAATTATCAAAGTTTCGCTTGAAGGACGAAAAAAACTTGCTGAGCGATATGGTTGCCGAAGGGAAACCATCTACAACGCTCTAGGTTTTAGAAGTCAGAGCAAGCAAGCCGAAGACATCAGGAATGATGCCCTGAATGAGTTCGGAGGTGTTAAGGCAGACAAGGTAGTGTTCTACTAGGAAGGAGGTGAATATGATTAAGAGATTATTCAGAACGTGGCTGAGGATAAAGATGTTCTATATTCTTGGCGAATCATGTACCAACTTTGAAGAATGCTTCAACTGGGTATATAACTCGCCAATAATAGAATGGAGTTACAGAGTTCACTTATGTGGTTTTTACCAAAGATACGACTCTGTTGACATCGAGAAACTAAAGAGCTTCGAGGTTATTTTCCACAAGTAAGAAAACATGAACAAATGTTTCTGTTGGCTTGTTTGGATAATACTGACATGAAGAAGATGAAGTGATTTGCTTAACAACATAGTTGTCGCTTTCCAACTTCTCGATTTCTTCATCAAGATTGAAGTCTACGAGAGTACCATTCTCGTTTACTTTAGAATGTAAATGTACGATTTTCTGTTTCATACGAAATTGAATTAAGTTAAAATAAAAATTTGTCACCTGCAAAGGTACAAAATAAAAACTACAATCGGGCAATGGTAGATATAATAATGTATAAAATGAAAATTTGTCACTTTCTGTTTCATACACTACCGCCCGATTTTAAAAATGGAGGAATCCTATGAATGAAATCGTTTACAGAGGTGAAAGCAACCAACCTCTAACAAATAGCAAACTGGTTGCTGAGGTCTTTGAGAAACCTCATGATAATGTTCTCAAAGCGATAAGGAAGATACTTCAAGGGGGTATCGTTAAAAACGACGAGACCCCGATGTTTGAAGAAACGACATACGTCAATGAGCAGAACAAACAGAGTTATCCTATGTTCATTATGAACCAAGATGGTTTCACTCTGCTGGCGATGGGATTCAATGGCAAGAAAGCGATGGAGTTCAAACTGAAATACATCGAAGCCTTCAACGCTATGAAGAGACAGATTGAGCAATCCAATCCATCCGTCCCTCAGAACTATCTCGAAGCTCTCAAATCTCTGGTCAAGGCTGAGGAGGAGAAACAGCAGCTAGCTTTGGAAAATAAGAAGCAGCAGGAACAAATCGTCACTATCAGCAAGACGAACATGGAACTCGGCAACAAGATTACCGAAATGCTGCCAAAGGTTAGCTACTACGACAAAATCTTGCAGAGTAATGCCACCATGACCGTTACTCAGATTGCTCAGGACTACGGAATGAGTGCCATGAGGTTAAATAAGGAGTTGGAGTCTATGAGAATCCAACACAAGGTAAGAGGTCAATGGATATTGTTTGCCCAGTTCTTAGAAGGTGGATATGTTCACAGCAGAGCAGTAGACATATTAAGGAGTGATGGTCGGCACGATGTGAAGTACAACACCGAGTGGACAACGAAAGGAAGAATCTTCCTATATGAATCACTCAAAGCGAAGGGCATTCTCCCCTTGATAGAGCAGGAGAACACTCCCAGCGATAAGGGCACTGGTAGAACAGAGCCAGCCAAGGCAGCTAGTGCCAGTCAACAAACCATCAAATTCAACTGATATGATAGACAAAGAAATTAAGGAGCAGCTAGACCGCATAGAGCAGTATTCGCTCATAGCTGCAAAGAATGTGCTCAACATTAATGAAGCTGCAATCATTCTTGGTATGACGGTTAGAGGAGTGAGAGAGAACGTCAGGAACCGCATCATTCCTTGCTATAAACCAAACGTCAACCGACTCTACTTTAAAAAGAGCGAGTTGGAAGAGTGGATGACTCAGAATCGCAGAAAGAGCATGGCAGAGTTGAAATCAGAGGCAGCAGCCTATTGTTTTACCCATTAAACAGATAAACTTATGATAGCAGATGTAATGTTGGTAGCCAGCGTAATCGCTTTCGCTGTTGCCGTTAAGGAAATTCACTCCTACTTCAAGGAAGTAGGCAAGTAAGATATATGGAGATTGAACCTCACAAGAATAGTTAAGTATTAAGTTATTAGTGTGTTAAGTCTTATAATATTTCAGTCATTGAAAACAGCAGAGGTTTTTTGGAGTTTGCTACTCCCAGTCTCCACTATAACTTTGTCGTTATAATTTTACATGTTTTAAGTTTTTACCCAGCGCAAGTAACTCAGTTGGTAGAGTATGAAGGTTCTTCCCCCTTCGAGGTCGTGGGTTCGAGTCCCACCTTGCGCCCCATATAGCCCGATTCCAAGGCTTTATATCGGATAGGATAAACCTTCCTAGAGAGGTACACGTACCCAAAAGGAGCATCATTAACCACAGATGGTGCTTAGACGTGGAAGTGGCAAGCGAGTACATACACCTGATAGGTGGAATTTGGAAAAACTTGGAGTTCACTTGTGAAGATGCAGACCAGATGCCGTGACCCTTATATAATAAGGTAGCATCTAAAGGTAGGAGCGCACAACTACAAATCGGTTCTAATGCAGCCAGCACGCTTTCTTTCTATTCGGTTCAATAGTTATAATTGGTTATTTTATAGAAATCAGATATATCACAATATGTGCGATTACTAGTGCTGGGAGTCCTAAGCCTCCATAAATGCAGAAGGGAACCAAGGAGCGATTCACCATCCGCCAAGATTGTATAGATGTCGCTCCACGGAGGTGGCAGTTTTAATCATATTCATTTTACTGCCCCTCCTTTTCTAAAGGAAATTGCAAATATTGACATATTAGTAAATTTCATACAGATTACATTTCGATGCGGTAGCGACCGCTCAGGTTAAACAAAAATAAAAAACTCTCGCCCCACCATTCGTGAGAATCGTGGGGTTTTTAATTTGAACATTTAAACCATACAATATGAGATATAAAGCAAATAGTTGTCACGATTGTATATTCTTGACAATATGTGACAACCCGAATAAGAACCCAGATGGTGGCTACAAATGCAGCCGCTATGAATGGAAATATCAATAACAACTTACATATAAGATATGAAAGAACTTATCGCAATTCAGTCAGAACTGAAAGCCCCGAAGAGTCAGTTCAACAAATTCGGTGGCTACAAGTATCGCAAGGCTGAGGACATCTTAGAAGCTGTCAAGCCTTTACTCAACAAGCAGAAATGCACGCTAACCATTACAGATGATATTGTGATGGTAGGCAACCGCATTTATGTTAAGGCAACCGCCACTATCAAGAACGAGAAGGGCGAGTTTGAAACAACTACTGGCTGGGCTAGAGAAGAAGAAACCAAAAAGGGTATGGATGGCAGTCAGATTACTGGAGCATCATCCTCCTATGCCCGAAAGTATGCTCTCAATGGTCTCTTTGCCATTGATGATAATGCTGATTCTGATACCGCCAATGATGGGCAGCATCAGGAAGCGCAGCAACAGACACAGACTCAGCAGCCAGCCGCCCAGCAGACAGCATTCCCTCAGTACAACCCAAACGACCTGAACGAAGGATTGGCTTACCTGAGCAGATGTGTTAGCAAAGACAATCTGTTGTGGGTAATTCAGCATTACCAGCCGCTCTGCTCTAACACTCAGTTCATGCAAGCAGTATCAGCCAAGAAGAAACAATTAGGTATACAATAATATGACAGCAGAAACAAAGAAAATCACTTTGAATGTGCCAAGAGTCACATTCATTGAGGAATCTCATCAGTACTTTATCGGCAAGAAGGAACTGAAAGGAGTAACGGGAACGCTCATCAAGAAAGCCTTCCCCGACACCTATAAGAATATTCCAGAGTTTGTATTGAAGAAGGCAGCAGAGCGAGGAGGTCTTATCCACAACACGTTTGAAACCTTCTGCTCTATCTTCGATGCCGACATCAAGCAGTACCCGAATCCTACGGAAGAGCTTCAAGCCTTCCATAGTATGTTAGTCGCATACGATTTACACTATGTAGCATCCGAGTATCTTGTTACAGATGGTGAGAACTTCGCATCTGCCATTGATGGAATCTTTGCCGACAGCGAAGGCAACATCTATCTGGTAGACTACAAGACCACCGCCACCCTTCACTACGACAACGTATCGCTCCAGTTATCCATCTACGCAAAATGGTTCGAAGAGCAGAATCCTGACTTGAAGGTGAAGGAGATAGTCTGCATGTGGTTCAAGAACGGACAGAGCAAGTTCCAGCCACTCCCAAGGGTAGCTGATTATCAGATTGACGATTTAATCGCTGCTTATCTTGCAGATGATGCAGAGTATCAGTATAAGGTGGAAATTCCTGAGCAGTTTTCGGCACTAGAGCAGGAGTTCAGATTAATAACCGCTCGTGTGGATGCCCTGAAGATTAAGCAGGATGAGTTGAAGGAAAAGATAATGAAGATGATGGAAGACAACAAGCAGAAATCCGTCAAGACTCAGTTCGCCTCCTACTCTTATGTGGCAGCTACCACCAAGAAGACCTTCGACACGAAGCTGTTCAAGGACACGGAGCCTGACCACTACGAGTACTATCTAAAGGAAACGACCACCAAGCCATCAATAAGAATCAAACTTAATTAAGTATAGATATGAACGTTAAATTTACTGGTAAAATTATTGCAGCAGGGCAAGTTCAGATGGGAACTTCCCAAAACGGAACTCGATGGAGTTCTTGTGAGTACACTATCGAAGAGTTGAACGAGCAGTACCCTTCAAGAGCCGTTATCTCGGTATATGGCTCAGACAAGTTGCAGCAGTTCAACATTCAGTTAGGAGAAATCATCACCGCCCACATCGGATTGAAGGCACGCCAGTCTAAGGAAGGACGTTGGTTCAATCAGTTGGACTGCTGGAAGGTGGAACGACCAAATGGTCAGCAGCAAGGTCAGGTTGTCCAGAGTCAGGTTGGCTCAGCACCTCAGCCAGTTGGTGGATATTACCAACCACAGCAACAGCCTATACCTCTGAGCCAGCAACAGCAGTTTCCCCCTCAGGTTAACGCAAGCGGTCAACCTATTCAGCAGAACGCTCAATATGCAGGTGGTCAACAGCAGGGTCTTCCCTTCCCAGCCCCAAACCAATAATATATAAGGTATGGAAATCCATCTAGTAAGAACCTCCACTGGTCTTCGCCCCTACACGGATGATGATTACGAGGAAATGAAAAAGATAAAGGTTGGTTCCATCGTCAAGGCGAACATAGTTCGACCAAGGAACATTAAGTTTCACCGCAAGTTCTTCTCCCTTATCAGAGCAGCATGGGATTGTCTCACAGAGCAGCAGCGCACAAACCTACGTTCTATAGACACATTCCGTGAGCAACTGCTGATAACATCAGGATTCAGCGAACCGCTTTACGACCTCAACGGACAGAAGTTCTTGGAGAGAGCCAAGTCTATCTCCTTCGCCAAGATGGATGAGCCAGCCTTCAATGAAGTATATAGTAGAGTCTTAGACACCATCCTCACGATACTCTATGCAGATGGTGTTACAGAAGACGAGTTTAATAACATTTTACAAAATTATAGTTGATATGACACGTAGAAACGACAAGCGCAACAACAGACGTAATCGTCAGCGCAACAACACCCCAGAGTTACCACCATTTGCACAGATGCTTTTCGGAGCAATCGTTGGCAAAGGTGTAGACATGATTGCCAAGAAGATGGCTGAGAATGCCGAGGAAGAGACTCCTGCTATTCATGCAGAAGGCATCAGTAATCAGGACGTTACCAACATCAATAACGGAAAGGCAACTTTATCTAAGTTGCGCATTCCTGCTGATGGTTCGGCAGTAGAGTACCCAATCCCTGATAATCTCCAGTTCTTCTTCAATGAGGAAGGAAAGTTGATGGTTTGTCAGAAGATTGAAGGAGACGCAAAAACTCCTGATGATAAGGAAGGCGAGCCTATCACTTATGATGATATTTGCAAAAAACTCTTCTCGGACATGATTGCATACAAAAAATCAGTTAAATGCACCACTCTTGAACAGGTAAAACGTTTGGATGCCTACAACAAGCTGATGAACATCGCTAAGTTTCTCAATGGTGATTGGAAGCCAGATTTCTATGGAGACCATGAAAACTGGAATATCTGCAAAGATGGTGATACTTTTGTCGCATTGTACACTAAGACATTGAACAAAGGAAGTGTTTACTTCAAGAATGAAGAACTTGCTAATGAAGCCATCCGCTTGATGGGTGAAGAATCTCTTAACGACCTTTTCTCAACTGATTGGTAATGGCAAGTTACGCTGAAATCAAAGCAAAGCTAGAACAGGAAGGCAAGAAGATACGCAAGCGTTCATCATACGATGAGCACAACTTGCAAGCCGCAGAGGTCAGGTATATCCGTGGGGTATATCCTGACCTTGAAGGTGTCTTATTTGCCGTTCCAAATGGTGGCAAGCGAACCTCCCGACAAGCTGCATGGCTCAAAGAAGAAGGTATGAAGGCAGGAGTATCTGATATGCTGCTCCTGAAGCGCACCTCCCAGTACGGTTTCCTCTGCATCGAAAATAAAACACCGAAAGGTAGGCAGGAACCCGAACAGAAGGTATTCCAGCATGAAGTAGAACGACATGGTGGCAAGTACATCATTGTCCGCTCTATAGATGAATTTATCCAAGCAATCGACAATTATTTAAATGGTGAACTATGAATTATGTTAAATTTGATAATAGTTTTTTTAGAGAGGAACCATCTATTATAGAACAATTCTTAGTAGAATATCAGGAAAAAGCAGATGAATATATTACACAAAAGATTATTGCTATTCTTGAATCCAAAGGCTATAAGGTAACTGCTCCACCAAAGGAAGTCAAAGACGAATATACCTTTGAGCGAGCATGGAACTTGTACGACAAGAAAGTAGGCTGCAAAGCCAAACTCGAAAAGAAGTGGAACTCCATGAGCCTGAAAGACCGCAAGGCAGCTATAGAGTATATTCCTCTCTATGTAATCTCACAGCCCGACAAGCAGTACAGAAAGAACTTCCAAACCTTCCTTAACCAGCGAGGATGGGAAGATGAAATCATCGGAGCAACACCACCGCCAGCATCCGTTAACGAGAATCCTTCCGAAATCAGCCAACTCATCGCAAAGACGAAGGCTGAACAGAACGTAACAAATGCGGATAAGGACAACGTTTTCAAGACACGCATCATAGGTATGATAGAGCTTCTGCAAAAGAATCCTCATAGCCTATGCCGAAAGCAGTTGGAGATATACCAAGCAAATGGAACCTTGGAACGCTTGGGCATCCAATGGAATCCATAAACCACAAATCTGTTTACCAAAATGATAGCAATCAGTAAGTACAACAAACAGCATCCTCTCAGAGTCTTTGAGGCATTCGCTGGCTATGGCAGTCAGAGCCTAGCCTTCAAGTACCTCAAAGATAAGCATCCTGAGTTCGACTTCAAGGTAGTGGGCTACTCAGAGATAGAACCATCAGCCATCCAAGCCTACGGACTCCTACACGGAAGAGATATACCTAACTATGGAGACGTGACAAGGATAGACTGGAATGAGGTTCCCGACTTCGACTTCATATCATGGTCTTCACCATGCCAAGATTTCTCCAATGCAGGACTTCGCCAAGGAGCAGAGGAAGGCAGCGGCACACGCTCATCCCTTATCTTTCAGGAGAAAAGAATGCTGGCAGTCAAGAAACCAAAGTATGTGATGCTAGAGAACGTAAAAGGTCTTCTCTCAAAGTCAATGAGGAAGTACTTCTTCCAGTACGTCAAAGACCTTGACTCCTTCGGTTATACCTCCTTCTACAAGGTACTGAATGCCAAAGATTACGGAATCCCTCAGAATCGTGAGCGCATTTTCGTTATCTCCATACTCAGAACAGAGGATGAGCCGAACCCAGAGTATCACTTCCCTTCTCCTATCAAGCTAGAGACAACGGTTGAGGACATATTGGAAGATGGTGTATCTCCCGAATATTTCCTATCCCAGCCACTTCTCGAAAAGTATCTCACAAAAGCAGACATCAATGAATCAATCGAAAAACTCTACCCCGAAGATAGCAATACCGAAAACTGCTGATGGATGCTCTGTAGCAGTCACAGCCAGTTTCTCTATGATAAGTATCATGAACCTCATAGACACCGCTCATTATCCGAAAGGTGGAGTTCTTATCATAAAAAGAGTATGATAATATTCAGAAACAAACACGGAAGTTTCAAAGGTGGGTTAATTAAAACAAAAATATCACCAACCATCACAACAGCTTCCTTTGAACACAATACATTTATCTTAAAAATAAAAGAATGTGCGACAAAATTATAAAGCTAGCAAACCTCCAAATCAAAGGCAGAATAGAGCAGCAGACCAGAGTCTACTCCACCAAGGGAATCTCTCCTACTCTCAATTCTGCTATGGGTCACGGAGGTAACTGCATCCCACTATTCTTAATAGTAAAAGAGATATGATAACCGGAGGAAATAGAATGAAATCCCTGCTCCTATCGGGGAAGGTGAAATCTGATGTAGGTGGTCAGGTTCTTGACATCTACAACCAAGCAGTACTGCAAGGAATCTCCCCTACCATCAAGACAACCATTGATACAGCAAACATGACATTCGTAACCATCATGAACAAAGAAATCATTCATACCGCTCCCAACGGAAAGAAATACTCCATCCAAATCAGAAAGTACACTCCAAGAGATTGTTTCCGACTGATGGGAGTTCACGAAGCTGACATAGACAAACTCCTGAGCAAGGAGAAATCTGGTCAACTCATCATCTGCAAGAGCAAACTATATGCCCTCGCAGGAAATTCAATAGTAACCAACTGCCTGACCGCCATATTCGAGGAACTGATTTTCCCTTCAGGGAATCACTACCACGACAAGACTGGTCAGCTATCACTCTTCTAGCTTATGGAAATTTTTGCAATTACTAAAATAATTTTTGGATATATCAAGGTAGGCAAGCGTATAAGCAAAGCGCACAAAGACATGTTTACAGACAAGACCATGGTACTATGGTACAAAGGCAAACCAATCATCGGGACAATGCACGATGGCTTGTGGTATCAACAAGACCTAAACGGAATGTGTGAACAATTAATGTTCCAGTCCGAAGTCACCCACGTCTCATTTTTACCTTCGCCAAATGAAGACAGAGAAAGAAAAAATCCTAGCCATCATCGCTGAGATTCAGGCAGAGCGTGAAACTGCCCACATCGTGCCGCCCCACGTCCTCACAGCCGAAATCATCAACCGAGGATGCCACCAGCCATATCAAGCCATCAACGAGTTGTGTGAAGAAGGCAAGATAAAATGGTGCCGCACCCTCAACGATATTGCATTCACTATCAAAAAATAATAAATCAAGAACAATATGAAAATTATAACGCAGAAAGAACTGGCATCCTTAGCAAAAGATGCTTTTAAGAATGCCGACAAGCATGGTTTCTATACTGAGAGGACAGAAATAGAAACCGAATTGATGCTCATTATCACGGAAATGGCAGAAGCTGTTCAGGCAGACCGACACAATCGCCACGGAAGTATTGAAGACTATGAGAGCGAGAGTCAGATGGGCAGAGATATTCCTACCGCCTACAAGAACTCTCTTGAAGGAACGGTTGAATCCGAGTTCGCAGATATTGCCATCCGTATCTTATCCCTCTTAGGATGGATGAACAGCAAAAGCCCTATTAAAATAAATAGCAATTCTGTTCTTTCTGATGAATATGAAATTGGCAGGATTCAATACACGATTCAAAACAAGATTCATAGGAGCAATATCGCAGCCGATTTATATCGGTTAAATGGAAAGTTTAGTTCGTTTGTTGATAATGAATCATCCTATTGGTTCGTATCAAAAAATCTACAGAACATTCTTATGCGGACTTTCGCAATCGCCCACAATCACAATATCGACCTGATGGAGTACATCAAGTTAAAAATGAAGTATAACGAATCACGTCCGTATCTTCACGGATGCAAATATTAGGAGGACAAAATTATGTTGGGAATAGAACAGATTTCAAGAAGGCGCTTAATGACTTTGAGTGATGGTAGCAAAATCCAAGCTACCATCTACATTCCAAAGCCCACCAAACCCATCTTCCCTGAGCAGATGGAACGCAATATCATCGAGAATTTTAATAAATCGCAGCCTCTTGCGGTCAACAAGGTTGTTAAGTGTCACATAATGAGAAATTAGTTATGGAAGATTTACCTATAGGCTCAGAAATCGTCTTGAAGGTGGTTGAAAGCGAGACAGAAGAATGTAATGGTTGCTTCTTTGACGAGATAAGCAGCAATATTTATGAAAATATCTGCAAAGATATTTGTTGTGCCGCAACCGAGCGAAAAGACAAAAAGAATGTTCAATTTAAAAGAGTGAAGTGATATGGAAGAAAAGATTAATATAGCGAAAATCCTTAAGGATAAGCCAGTAAATACAAAGTTGTATTCGCCTTTGTATGGTGATGTATATTTTTCATATATAGGTGTAAGAAATAATATATGTGTACTGCATCATCGTTTCACATTAAGTGATTTTTTCTATAATGGTAGATATACAGCTTATAAAGAATCAGAAATAATGCTATTCCCATCAAAGGAAATGCGAGACTGGCGCAAATTTTGGAAGAAGGGTGATGTGTTAGTCAATAAAGACAATAACTCACATATTATCTTTGATAAGTTTAACGATGATACATATACAACTTTTATAGGTAAGTTATACTATGAGACAACTAAACATGGATATAATTATACTCATACATGTAGTCTTGTAAAGACGCAAGATTTCGATACTGAAAAAAGTGATATTGCTCAGACCTATATCAACACTATAGAGAAAATATTGGGTGGCAAGTTGAACATGGAGACCTTGGAAATTGAGAAGACTTATCCTGAGTTCAAGCCATTAGATTATGTCCTCTGCAAAAGCACAGCTTGCTACGACATGAAAGCATATAATCTCTTCCAGTATGCCTACAAGAATAAAGAAGGTGCTCATATAATGGTTGGCGGTGCAGCCTTCATGGAGTGCATTCCTTACATAGGCAATGAAGAACTTTTAGGCAAAGAATAAAGATATGGAGGACTAGGTATGAATGATGAAAGCATAGATGTTAACATTAGTTTTATCAATACTGATTATTTCTCAGTATCTGTAAGAGATGGGTCTATTTCAGTTATTGGTAGAATAACTAAGTTAGAGATGGAAAAATTTGTAAAGGCTCAATATTTCAAGATTAAAGAGGTATTGGATAAAAATAGTAAGGAAGGAGGCAATCATGATTAAACCAGTTACTATGTACTCTGTCGTTTGTGACAGATGCGGGAAACCATTTATTGATGAGTTTAATGGCATTGTGGCTTGGTTGGACGAAGGAACTGCAAAAGAGCAAGCAATGGAAAGCGAATGGGCAGAAATAGGTGATAAGCACTACTGCCCAGACTGCTATGAGTTTGACGAAAAGTTGGATGAGTATGTTCCTAAAAAGAAAGGAGGAAGCAATGAAAGAACTTAAAGATTTGGTTGCTGGTGATGAGGTTGTTGTTTACGACAAATACGACAACAGAAGAATTGCTATTGTTGAAAGAATAACAAAAACTTTGGTCGTTGTAAACAATATTAGATACCGAAAGTCTAACGGATTTGAATCTGGAGAATCTTATATCTTATCTCGTAGAATTGAAATTCCTAAAGATGAAGAGCAGATAAAGGAAATAAAACTAGAATACCGTAAACGAATTATCATTCATAGAATACATAATCTCAATCTGAATGACTATCCGTTAGAAGTGTTGGAAAAAGTTTATATTGAATTAGGAGGAAATTAGTATGAAAGAGTTTAAAGTTGGAGAAAGAGTAACCACTACTCTTGAAGTTGTCGAGCAAGGTGATTCATGTGAAGGTTGTTTTTTTGCTGACAAAGAAGGATGCCCTTATCAATGTTTTAAGGATATGCGTTCTGATGGTAAGGATGTAATTTTTAAAGAAGTTAAGTAAAGCGTATGGATAAGTTAGAATACATTCCAGGAGATTTGGTAATGGTAAAGAAGTCAGCACTTCAATTTGCTAAAGATAAAATATTTAAAGTAATATCTTCATTGAGTGGTGGCTTTGTTAAGGTAGTCATGTTAAACGATAGTAGTACAACATACTCTATTAGTAATAATGCTATTCGTCCGATTCCTCTCACCCCTGAGATTCTAGAGAAGAATGGGTGGAAGTATATAAATGGTAAGTATGCTTTAAAGATAAAAAATGCAAATTATGTAGTACTTGAATTTACAGAAGATGGTATATACACTTACATAAATGAAAATACCATGCTTTTTACAATAAAGTATATTCACGAACTCCAGCACCTTCTCTTCGGTCTAGGACTTAACTCAGAAATGGAGGTGTAGGTATGTTAGCAGCATTATCAATCATATTCATAGCTATAGGCATAGCATTTATGTATGTAGGCATAAGAATTTGCAGATATGTATGGTTTGCTCATGAATGGCTACTTGTTTTTGCAATAGGCTTGTGTTTTGTTTTGATGGCTATAAAACAATTAATGGAGGTGTAGTTATGGCATTAGAAGTTGTAGTTTTAGATAAGGATGAATATAAGGCACTTATTGATAATCAAACTGACAAAGACGAATTAGAGTATTTGAAAGCTTGCCAATATGCTTTAGAGTCCTTTAATAGAGTAAGAGGCTTATGCCCTAAGTGTAAAAAGTCCGTTATAATTGACGGGTGGGTATGTCCTTGTTGTGGGTATGATTCAAGTGGTGAAGAAGAATTATATAAATATGGTGATTAACGCCTTCGGGCATAAAAATATAATAAAATGCTTATAAGTGAATTTATTCAACAGCTTCAAGATGTTTACGATGAAGAAGGTGATATGGAAATCGCCATCAAGATAGATGATAACGACTTAGGTTCTGAACCTATTGTTGTGAAATCTACTATTTATGAACAACTTTATATAGTTAAATCATAACCGCCTTTGAGGCATAAATTTAAAGATATGACGAAAGAAGAATTAAATGTAAGAGTTAACAACCTATTAGGCATTATCAATGCTGCTAACGATGAGATTCGTTCTCGTGTAAATGATTACATAGAAAGCCTTCCATATAAGGTTGGTGACAAAGTTAGCTGCTCCAGATGTGATGTTTGTTGGATTACAAGCATCGTCCCTAAACAAGGTTACAGTGGCTATAATGGTGAGATTGAAGTAAGAATCAACCCTGCTAAGAAAGATGGCACTCGCTCCAATAGAGAGTTTGTACTATGGAATATGGAAATTGATAGTATCAAGAAGATTGATTAATCATCCTATAAAGGATATAAATAGATAGATATGAATACAGAAAAATTAGAAAGAGCAAATATCTTAGCCAAGAGTTTAATTCCTAAAGTAGATGAACTCTTAAATATGTCTCCAAAATCAAGCAGTGGTGTAATTGCTGATGCTATTCGGGTACTATCACTGCGTGATATGAAATTTGAAACTAAATTCAAGCAGCTTCTGAATGAAACAAAACAGAGATTTCAGAAAGAGTTTGATGAACTTTAGTAACTAACCATCCTTATAGGATATAAATAAATAGTAATATGAAAAAGATTATTTTGGCAGCCTTAGTCGTTGCAAGTTTGTTCGCTTCTTGCTCTAGCGAGAAGACTTTTAAAAAGAAAGATGGCTCTACGATTACAGCAAAGCCTTATGGCTGGGCTAGTAAGGAAAACAAAGTAGAAGGTGTTAACTACGAGTTGAATGCTCCAGATGTTGTAGTTTCAATCATCTTCGCTCCATCAGTTATCGCTCCTGCTTTACTGACGGCTTATGATGTTTGGGAGCCAGTATCATATACTGAGCCATCTAAGTAATCAACCACCCTCTCCTGCAATAGGGAGAGGGTAAAAAGAAGATAATTATGTATGTAGATATTTTTGAACTTACGCCAAGTACACAAGCACCAAAGAATGATTGCTATAGTTGCTTGGGCTGCCCACATTTACAAGGTATTACATTAAATAGTTCACATGAGGTTTATATTGAATGCGATTTAGAGGAGGGCGAATAATGACTAGAGAAGAGTTAAGAAATAATTATGGAAATGACATCTGTGAGTTATGCTACCGTGAGTTTTATACTAGCAGAGCATACCCAGAATCACTTTGCGAAGGTCAGTTTTGCGAAGAGGCAGAAGATTATTTCGCAGATGAACATAATATAAAATTGGAGGATTGATTATGAATCGTAAAGAAGCAGCAGAGTTATCGCCATTTATTAAGGCGTTTGGCGAAGGAAGGATTATCGAATCTTCTAGTATTACTGATGTAAGTAAAGCATGGAGAGAAGTTACAGATTTTCCTATTGGAATGATTAAAAATTTCAAGTTCCGAATTAAGCCAGAACCAATCTACCGCCCTTTTGCCAACGCAGAAGAGTGTTGGACTGAAATGCTGAAGCATCAGCCGTTTGGATATACGTATGATAGGTTTAATAATATAAGAGATAGTATCACAAAGGTGACTACCACTGGTGTTTCGTACGATTCGCCAACTGTTGTTATATCTTTCGAAGAGATTTTCGATAGATTTGTTTTTGCAGACGGAGTTCCATTTGGTATAAAAGTAGAATAGTATGGCGTATTGTTTTTGCGATTTTTGTGATTACAAGGATAAATGTAAGTACTATCGAAAGGTAGTTGTTTGTCCTTATATGAAAACGGAGGAATAGTTATGGAAATTAATGAAAAAATAAATGAAATAATTCAACAAGCAAAAGAAGAAGGAGATTATCAGGATGATTTTGGCGCATTTGAACAAGAGATATATGACCAAGGTTTTCGTAATGCAATTTATTTCATGCTGTGGAATCCAAGCGAGCGAAGTTGTTCTAATTGTGAGTATCGGTACAGTAGAGAGCTATGTGGGGAAGAGTACTGCGGGCAAAAATACTGGAGTCCAAAATTGGAGGAATAGTTATGGCACTACCTAAAAATTATAGTATATGGCTTGCCGTTGATTATGATGGTATAGAAAAAGCTTTTTGGAATAAACCAAAAAGATGTGAGAAACATGGAGAATGGTGGGGTGATAAAATGGTTCTTCCGCATGGAAGCGTTAAGAAGCTCATCGGAAGAGAATTGTCTTGGAGCGATGAGCCGGTAGAACTTAAAGAATAATAGTTATGTTTGGATTTTATGTTATACTTACCCTAGCTGTTCTATATATAGCTTTTATTGGTGGAGTTATCGGTTATTTAATTGGTAAATATTGGAAAAAGAAGTAGCGTATGGAAAGACAAATAACAATTAGTTTAGATGAGTACAACAAACTCATTGATATGCACACAAAAAGAGAGGAACTTCCTGAAAGGATAGAAGTAAAGGAGATTTCTTCAAAATGGTGGAGATGGCTCAAACAAGCATCATGTTCGCTTCTTCATTACAACAAGAATGTGGAGCAGCAGAAACTCATTAAGCGTTGTATTAATGAAACTGCAAGTACCATACGAGAGGAACTCATAAATGGTTATTGGAGAGGTGATTTATCTGATTATTTTAAAGATGGCAATTTTGATGTAACATTAAGGTCGTATAAAGATGTTTCCTATTATAATGTTATGCAATGGCTGGATAAAAAGAAGTAGCGTATGAAGAAGATTATATTATTATTTGTATCGGTTATATTCCTGCTCGTTTCTTGCAACGAGAACAAAGGAATTAATGTTCCAACATCAGATTCTATTAATGAAATTAAAGTAGAGAAGCTTTTTGTTGTGGATGGTATAACCGTATATCGTTTCTATGATGGTGGCAAAGTTGTTTATTTTACCAACAAAAAGGGAGAGGTAAAGGCTCGTCATGACGAATATGACCCTGCAACAAAAACCATAAGAACAAAGGTAGTAGAAACTTTATGTAATGAAGAATAGTTATGACTAAACCTTACAGAATCAAGCATAAGGCTAGCGGATTGTACTACCAGCCTGCAATCAATCATAGTAATCTTTCCAAGAAGGGCAAGGTGTACATGACAAATAATTCGCTATTGATGATAAATAATAGCTATGATTATATATCTATTAGTGTTAGAAAAGGCACGAAGGTACATGATATTTTAGAAAAAGAAATGCCCTTAAAAGGTATAGAACGTTCCTATGGTGCAGAAGTTTGTTATCGTGTTCCAAAAAGTGAATTTGAAAAAGAAGTATTAGCGTATGGAAAATAATATGTTTGAAGATATTGTTGCTGAAGGCAATATAGTTGTGATAAATAATAATTGGATTGTGTTATGTAAGCGTTGGGAACCATGGTGTCACATTCTCTTCTGCTATCTTTATCTTCACAAGGAATATAAGAATTTAATGGTAGGTTCTCATTTTGGAATGACCGAGGATAAAAAGAAATCTACTCGGTTGGCTACCAACGAGGAACGTCTTATGCTTTTTGAAGAAATGTTCAAGTATGGAATTGCTTTCGATAAGCACGAACATCGTTTGATTGGCAAGTTAGTTGGTGTATGAAGATTAGATTAGCTAAGAAGATAATGAAAGCAGACATTTATGCTGATTATCCAAGTAAGCATCCTTCACCTTACTGGAAAGCGAAGTTTAATGAAGCTTATAACGGATATGGTTGCTTTATGTTCTGTGATGATAGAATCAAGTGTAAATACCGCAACAAGTTCGACCATCGTATCAAAAAGGCAATTAATTTAACAATATAAGTAGTTATGGACAAAACAAAATTACATGCATCATTACTCTTCCTGATGCTAAAACTGGAAGAGGCAAAGAGTAACCCGATTGCTGAAAAGAACTTTATTCTCTCTTTGACGGAAGTGCTCAGATATTTCCGTGATAACGGAGAGTTGAAGAAAGCCTATGAAAGCCAAAAGGATTCATTGGCAGATATGGCAAATAGTTCTTGGGTAAAAGCACTAAAGGAATATGTTGCCTCCAAAAATCAAGAAGACGGAGTTGATACAAAGTTACCTGATATAGATGAACTTCTTAAGGAACTAGCTTCTGATGAGTTCATCGAAAAGAAAATCAAAGATATTCTTGGAGATAATGATGTGGATAGCGGAAAGGAGAAATAGCTTATGGAAAAACGAATAATATTAAACGAACAAGATATAAATGAGTTTCACTCGGATGCAGATGTTCTGCAATGGATATACAACTTACTGACGAAAGAGTATCGTTTAAGTGAATACTCAAAAAATATACCACGCTTTGCTAGAATAATTGGCAAGTTAAAGAATTTATAGCGTATGAAAATAGAAATTAAAAGAGTTACGGACTGGCAGCGTGTTGTGGATGCTGCTCGGTTCACACAAGGCAAGGAACCGCTTGGGCATGAGCCTAGCGATGAGTTCAAGAAACAGATGATTCTCAGCGAGCATTCACCGCTCAGAGAATTGGAGTTCGATATTAAGATGTATGGCATACCATATTGGGTGAGCAACCATTTTGTTCGCCATGTTCATGCTCAACCATTCGTTTCCACATCACGACCAGATATTACTGGTTCCAAGGTATCTCGCCACGATATGCGTCAGGATGATTTGGTCAACTTGCAGCTATCCCTCAACGCTCAGGAGATTATCAATATCTCGAAGTTGAGACTCTGCAACAAGGCATCCTACGAGACAAGAAAGACATGGATGCAAGTGATTGAAGAGTTGAGGAAAATCGAACCACGTCTTGTTTCTGCTTGTGTCCCACAATGTATCTATAGAGGATTCTGTCCTGAACCAAAATCATGTGGAAAGACACAAACAAATGTTTTTCCTATTTATAGAGAAAACTACGAATATTCACTTTCTAATCGGTGAACGTATAAAATTAGTATATGAAATATCCAAAATTTAACGTCAATGAATTTGTCGGTGGGCACTTCGAGTACACCACTCCCTGCCCATTCGGCATATACGGCAAGTACACCAACGAAATACTATATGTTGGCAGTCTTGCTTGCCAGCGATGCGAACACTTCCGAGAAATCAACAAAGAAGATGGTATCGTATCTTGTGGAATCGAATAGTTTTAAGAGTGCAGCCTATCTGCATTCTTCTTAATAATTAATCAAATTTTATATATGAATACAAAGAAAATCTCAATTATCCAGCGTATCAAGGAAAAAATCCTTGGTAAGCAGTTCTTTATTGCAGTAATCGCTAACAAGGGAACCAGTTCCTACTTCGTCAACTCTACCATCTACCGCTCAGAGAAGGAGGTGAAGGCTTACAAGAAGTACATCACGACAGACGAGCGTATGAAACAGAGCTTCGATTTCGTAGGCTATTATGGTTTCCGTTCAAAGTTCGACTTCCGCATTCCTCTTAGCGGAAAGCCCGTATCAGTTGAAGAGGCAAAGAAACTGGCAGAGAAGTAGTATGGGAAAGTTGATAGACATTACTGGACAGCGTTTCGGCAGATTACTCGTCTGCCGAAAATCTGATAAAGAGAACCACCAGCATGGTGCGTTCTGGATATGCAAATGTGATTGTGGCAGGGGTTGTACGGTTCTAGGTTCTGCTCTTCGTGACGGACGAACCAAATCATGTGGCTGTTACCGCTCTGAGCGAGCATCTGCCATCATCACCAAGTATGGCAACCGCAAGGGAAGACCCAAGCGGAAAGACAAAGTTAACGGATAATATCAATTTTATCACTTTTCATATTATATTTGCAACATGAAATTCAAGTATTTAATAGATAAAATCAATGGTTTCAGGCACCGCAACGATTTTGTGGTACTGGACGGAAGAGCCAACTCGGTCACGCTCTCCAAGGGCATCTACGACCACATCATGCAGAAGGAGCGAACAGACAATTCCATCTTCGTGTTCAGACTATCTGACAGAGGTACATACGGATTCTGCATGCGTGAGGACTGGGAAGAACTTCGCAAAGCCAACACCGCCTTCGCTCAGCTTCAATTCAATCAGAAGTATAAGAAGATAGGATTCCGAAGTGACTTCCCTTCCATCACCGCCATCCTTGATGAGTACAACCTTCCTCTCAACAGAATGGTTCGCCTTACTTGCATCCCACGCAAGTCAGCCAAAGGCGAACCTTATTACGAAATCATGCGACCAAACTTAAATTCGAGCACATGGCAACAAGACAAGAAGTAATACTCAAAGGGCTTACCCACTCTCCATCCGACTACGATTGTCAGGATGGGGAGTTGGCAACCTGCCTCAACCTCATCAACGAGGATGGGGCACTCCACCCTATCCACCAGCCAGTAGTAGCAGAACAGAACATCACGCTTGATACAGGAGATACCATCGAACTGGTGCATAAGGTAACACACGATGAAACGATTCACTCTCACTACATCATCCGCAAATCAGACGATACTTGGTACTGGATGGAGAAAGGTGGAGACGGAACTAAGAACCCTATCGACTTGAACGGATTCCACGTCAATGCAGTCTCATCAGTTGGAAATATCTTATGTTTCATTGGTGAAGAGAAGACAATGTACGCTTATTGGAAAGGCAACGATTACACCCATTTTGACCTTTCTTCACTTAGTTATAGCGCAACAATCACCAATGTTAAGTCTGAGAAATGTGATGTATCAATCAACCTTGGCGATGATTGGGATAATGCTTTTGAGACGAACAGACACTTTAATAATAACGTAGATACTTCTCTCAAAGGAGCATCTATCATATTCAACGCATTCGATGCACTTATCAACAAACGACTAAACGAAAAAGGCAAGGAATACTTCAAATATACGGTTTTTGGAGTATTGGCTATCAAGTTATATGATGGAACCTCACACATCAATATATCTAATCCATTCATTCTTGCACCTGAAACATCATTCAATAAGTTCATCTGGTATCAGGAAAAGAAATCTGTAGGAACAAGCACAAGCCTTCACACCCACACCATCAACGTTAGCATGGATATACCCGAAGGTTTGGAAGACCTCGTTCTTGGTGTAGATGTTTATCTGTCCCAGCCTGAATCTTTTATTGATACAGAGAAAAGAACTAGGGGTATCTCACGATACAAGTGCTTTCTTTGGAACAACAGAATGGCATCAGGAGTTAATTGTGATGCCTTCCAATATTTATCGGAGGAAGATGTTTACCAGTCGTTTGAGAACAAATCCTTCTATCTAAGTACCAGTATCAACAAGGAAAAGCTAGGCACAGATATACAACTCAAACGAGTTTTAGAGACAGAAGAAAGTATTTCTTTGGCAGACTTCAAGCGAGACTCTTTTGGAGGAAAGTGTGCTATAACATACAACAACCGATTGCATATAGGAAACGTAAAGAAGACCATATATAATGCTTTCGATAAAGGTATTTTCTCCAAGAGAAAAGTTTCAAATACACAACTATGCTTAAATGAATATGTAGATGTTACAGCAAGCAGTACCGCTACCACCGATTATATTTGTGATGCAGTCTTCAAGGTAAGCATCAGCGAAAATAGCATCAAGCGAGATATATACCATAAGGGCAAACTACAATATCCTATCAGCCCTATCTTGGCATATCCTAGTACGCTTGCCACGGCAATGACTATTTATTTCCACTTACCGAAGTATAACAAATATTACTCAAAGAGAGTAAATCTGAAACCTTCCGAAACATTTGGAATGTCTTACTATATCAACATTAGTAAGAATCGTACTACTCCTACCGCAGTTGATAGACAATCTTCCAATTCTTTGGAAAATGAAGGATTTGGAGGAAGGGTTGATGCACCTACAGAGGAGGAAAAATCAGAGTTGTCTGATTACATGTACCTCTATCACGATGATGCTGGTCTTCCTGCTTTCATGCAAATATACCGTCACAAACTCCTAAAAAAGGATTCATCTAGTGGAACAACAAGAGCAGAAGGTTTTGAAGGTGGTAGTTTCGGAAATCAAAGTGGAACGGTAATTTCATCTTCATATTATTGGGACAATACACCGATAGATACTGGTGATTTCACAGAGATAACCAAGGAAGAATACGATGCAGCTTTAAGTAATGTCGTGAGCCAGAAATATGTCACACAGCACCCAAACGTAATAAAAGTAAGTGAAGCTGAGAACCCACTTGTCTTCCCTGCCAAGAATAGTGTTCAGGTTGGCTCATCCATCGTTAGCGCAATGGCAGCCAATACACGACCAATCAGCGAAGGTCAGTTTGGTGATGCACCTCTTTACGCTTTTACCGATGAAGGTGTTTGGGTATTAATGCTTGGCAGCGAAGGAACCTATATTGCCCGACAGCCAGCCAACAGAGATATTTGCTCCAACCCTAAGGGCATTTTGCAGATAGATGATGCCGTTCTGTACCCTACCGAGCGAGGCATCATGATGCAGCGAGGGCGAGAATCTGAGAGCATTACCGATGTACTGGATGATTATCCTTTCGATTTTCTATCCATTTATTCACATTCAACAAAGGATAAGACCTATCCGAATAAACTCCTTGCTCTAAGTAATATCCCTGAGTCAGATGTGAAGTATGTCCGTTTCCGTAAGTATCTCGAAGAATCTGGCATGATTTATGACTATTACGATAGCCGCATCATAGTCTTCAACCCGAACTATACTTACGCTTACGTTTATTCGTTGAAGAGCAATATGTGGGGAACCATGCACAATGTCTTCAATAAGCGAGTAAACATATATCCTGAGTCATACGCTACAGACAAAGCAGGAAACATACTCGATGTGTATGTAAAGGAGACAACAGAGAATGTTCCATTCTTCCTTTGCAGCCGTCCTTTAACGCTTGGTCAGGATGCCTATAAGACCATGTTCGATTGCATTACAAGAGGATATTTAGGCAGCGTTCAGGCAGGAAAATGTGGAATGGTTCTATTCGGAAGTAATGATTTGATTAATTGGTATTACGTTGGTTCTTCTGCAAATATGTATCTCAGAAACCTTGTAGGTTCTCCATACAAATATTTCAGGCTTGCGCTTATGGGCAACCTTGCCCAAAATGAATCTATCAGCGCATTATCTACAGATTTCCAACCAAGATTACAAAATAAACTCAGATAATTATGGCAGAATATACATTAACCGACTTCGATAAATACAAGGTTGAGCAAGGTGCATCCTTGGGAACGAAAATAGATGACAAGATAGTTCTATCCACATGTATCAATATTTATCCTTTAGGTACAAATATGTACATGGGATATGTGATATTCAACAACAACTTATACCAGTTGTTCTATTTCGACTCAGACGGAAATCTCTATAATCTGAATAAAACTAAAGTAGGTGTTGCCTATATTGTAGACTCCACCATCACAAAGACAACTGGCACGAAACTCGTCAGAGAAACATCATCTGATGGAACATCAAATGCTCGCCCATTCCCTAAATACGGAATAGCTACCGCATCAGAGACAGGTGGAACAGAGGAAAGCGGCAAAGAAGAGGAAATCTTCTCCATCGCTACCCTACAGCCTAGAGAAGAAGTAGCCGCAAGTTGCTTGCAGGCTATGCTACAGAAGTATGAGAATCCGCTCAATATAGACAACACCAAGATTAAGCAACTTGTAAGCAAGTCATTCTTGTTTGCTCAGGAGTTCATCAATCAGGCTGTTCTGTATCGTGAGAAGGAGACAACATCGGCAACCGTTGAGAACAACAAGTACGCATCAGTTGATTCTGATTCTCTCAGCAGCGACACCGATAAACTGCTCTACAATATAGCTACAGCTATCAACAACTTTATCGCTCAGGATAAGAATCAGTATGCCGACCAACAGAAAAATGGTTTGAAACTGGCTGCTACAGACGTAAATATCAAGACCTTACCTGAGAGTATCAATATTAATGCTGCTGTTACTGGTTCGGTAACTACCAAGCAGGAGTCCACGTCTAGTGGAACATAAACTTAGATAAATATTTCGTTTGTCATTTAATACAATAAAGGGTAGCAGTCCGTGAAGGATAGCTACCCTTGCTTTATTTAGTCTTAAACGACTAACCTAAAATGGATGCAAAGCGATTCTTGCTCTAACAGCCGAGCGGTTGCTAGCATCCTTAATCTTCTGTTTCTTATCCTCAGCGAGTGCCCAGAATCTATCAGCACCATCAGGAAACACAATCATTAACCATTCGTAAAGGCATTGGTTCACGATGTAGTCATGCAAGTAGACGGTCATGGTATGTACACTTGTTTTCGAGAAACCTTGCGGCATCCTCATCGCCAAGTAATAGGCATCCTCCTCATTGGTAGGAGAACCAATACACTCTTCCCATTCGTTGGAATCAAAGCCACCACAGAACATTTCAACCTTAGTAAATCGGAAAAGCATTTCTCTACAATCCTCTACAGCAGAGTCTAGAATCCTTGCTAACTTATCTCTGTTCCCTTCCTCTGATACGTCAAACACATTCTTTAATTGTTTGGCATCTATACCTTTCTGCTTGGAATAAGAGTCAGCAAAAGAAAAAGCAGTATTCTTGATGTCATATACCAACTCTTTCTTTTCCAACTCTATCATCACCTTATACCCTTTATTACAATACCTCATATCCTATCCTCCTATCTTGTTGGTCTTTTACGTGTATAAATGATTGCATCAATCTTTAGCAGCAAAACGTTTGCCTTGGAGAGATAATCTTCTACCTTATCCTTGTAGACTACTGAGCACCATTCTGCTACTATTTTGTTGACTACATAACTAAAAACCGTTGATTCCAAGGTCTTAAATAAACTCTCATTAAAAAGGCTGCTTACTCTCAGACCAAAGACCTCGTTGCTGCCTGATTCACACTTCTGCCATCCAAGAATACTCTCCAAGGCTACGGAAACATCATTAATGGAATCTTCCCAAAAGCCTTCCAGCATTTCTCTATCAGCTTCCGTCACAAACACTTGGTCATACAGACTTTTTCCGTTTTTATCCAAGTTCTTTCCTCCTATGTAGGCAGTAGTCTTTGCCACCTCCTCATAGATGTCACTTTTCGTGATTGTCAATGTGAAATTTGCCATTCTTTATCTTTTTATAGAGTTTATAACCTAAAATGACTAACAAGACACAGAGTGCCCCAAATGACCTGATAGCGTATTTCAACTGAAACTGCTCCCACTTGGATAACTCCTTCTCTACTGGATAGGGAACTGGGATGGAATCTCTTTTCAGGAAAGAATCCACCCTTACTTTGTACACATTCTTGAAGACGGTCTTCTCATGCCATCGGTCAAGAAAGCAAGTATCTCCCATCTGTCTGAGGAAGATTGAATCACGCACGAAAACGCTGTCAGAAGTATGCAGCGTATCGTGTTTTACTACGTCCCGACATATAACTTTTTCCATCGGGACGTATTTTGTCTTGCATCCCGACAGAAGAAATGCCACCAGCAAGATACCAATCACGTAGAGTGCTACTTGCCAAAAATCAGTATCGTACCATTTTACTTTCATAGGCTAAACATTAAAGACCTTCTTTGCTCTTGTAAGGAACTTTCGTCTTGATTCCAAGCCGTTGGTTCCACCATTGATTGTCTTGGTAATAGCCAAGAAACTATCACTATCAGCCAGCTTGTTCAGGTCATGTTTCCACCACCACCACATAGCACTCTTTGTTGCTCCTAGCGGAAGTTCCAGCAACTGAGGATTCTCCATGATGTCTCCAGTACAATACTTGCTGTTCTGATAAGCCTGATAGTTGGCTCTGCCAGTAATCTGAATCAAGCCCCTACCCCGATACTTGTAGCCATCACCATCTTTAAGGTTGCCGAGCATGTTCTTTAACTTGCCAACATCATACTTGTGGAAGTAGTTTCTATTGCCGAGTTCTTTGGTGTATCTCAGTTCGCCACTCTCATGTGCAATCTGAGCCAAGAAGTGAGCCATACGCTTAGGAGTATCAATATGGAACACCTCAGCATAGCCATTGATGTAAGGCAGAAACGCATCCACCTTATCCTTGGCATTCGGCATAATCGCTAAAATCTGTTCTCTTGTTACCTCCATATTACTTGCCCTCCTTCACTTGTTTCAGCATACTTGCGAGTTCATCCTTCACCTTGCTCTCAAAGTTGCCTAGTTTTGTCTTGAAATAAACGTTTACCCCGAATATTGCTCCAGAGTAAACCAATGTCTGACTGACATACCACAGCACACCATCAGACACCACATAATTGTTGAGAAAGAATGATAGGAAGGTGAGTACAACACCACTCACTAGCATTCCTATAGCTGCACCATATTGCAATCCTTCACGTACATTTGGAGTCATATCTTATATTTATATATTATTAATAATATGCAAAGATAAGAAATGATTCCCAATTAGTTACTTTATCCGTTTATTGTGTGCCATATTTTGCTGGTAGGATGCAAGCTGTCAGGGTCTTGCAGATACTCGATAGCCATCAAAACCACCATTTCCTTCAACTCATCAGCATCTTTGCTATATCGCTCCAGCATCACATGATGGTCACTTCTCATCAGGTTCATAGTCACAGCCAAATCATGGATGGTATAATCAGATATATCATCCTTATGCTTGTCAAAGGCATCCTTTATCTCATCATCCGAGAAGAAAGGAGCCGTATGCTTGGTTCCGTCCGCATCCTCATACCACATCTTGCTGATAGCATCATCGGCAAAATGCTTATCGAAATGTTCTTCACTCAACACACCATACACCATCGCACAAAGATGATGTTCCTCCACATCGCTCAACTTGCATGAGAGATACTTGCCGACTGCCTTAGCTATAGCCAACATCTGTTCAGGAGCCATTTCCTGCTGATACTTTTCTACAAACTCTACGAAATTCATACCTATATAATTTAAAAGTTTATGATGCTGCAAAGATAGGCAAATCTTAAACGCAGCACCATAAACTCGCAGATATTTCTGTATCTATCTGAATGTCAGACAAATGCAGTTACGACAAAAAACACCTTCTTCCTTTATTCGTCCTTAAATTTGGTTCTCTTCTCTCCACCCCTCGTCCAGATGTCGTTTTTCTTGCGTTTCGCCACCTTTCCGATAACGTCATTTTCGTAAAGTTCGGGCTTGTCTTCCCTACCTTGGGTCTCTGAAGCAACACCACCATTCGGGTTGCCACCTTGGCTAGCATCAGGTTTCCCATTGCCATACCATTCCTTGTCACTTGGTTTGTCTGCAATCATAACTATAAACTATTAACTATAAATTATAAACTAAGCAGCAAGCGGTGGGTTCTGTCCGTCAGGACTCACCCCCTGACCGCTCATCATCTGCTGCAACATCGCTTGAGCCTTCGGATTGCTCTGTGATGCCTGAGCCACTTGTGCTTGTAGCTGAGGAGAGAATCCTTGTGGAGTCTCACCATTCTGAATGGCTTGCTGGTTGGATGCAACCGATTGCAGCAACTCCTCTCCAAATGGGAAATCTCCTACTTGCAGCAACTGCTCCAGCGTGATAGCCTGATTCTGCCACAAAGTCATAAGGAACTCATTTGCCATCTGTCTGTATACTGGAGTAGCCGTACTTTCCGTGATGTTGATGTCAAACTCAACGTCTCTAATCTTCTTAGGGTCGTAGTGTACAATCTGTCCTGCCCTACCCACGATATTGAAGTTGCGAGCCACGTCATAGTACTGCTGCATATTCTTCACGGTCTTGTATGCACCATCAATGATAAACTGACTGAAAGTCTCCAAAATATCAAGCAGCGACATGGTAGCATTCTGTGTCTGCTGGGCATAGAGCGAACCGCTCGTACCTGATACTCCTGGTTTACCTTGCAAGGCTCCATTCACTCCCGATATATCCTCGAAGAACTTCAACTGATAGCTGAGCAAATCACCGATACCGATGTTCGTAGAGTTGTTCGCCACTTGCTGAGGAACCTGACCGCTCTTGTTTGGCTTGTATCTCACCACACCATTGAACCTACTCCACTCATCGCAGAAATCATCCCAACTCATATTATCAGGAAGACAATCCTCAGGACAGAGCAGCACACCCTTGGCACTCGCCCTCATGATGAAGTCATACATCGTAATAAGTCGGTTCACGTATCTCTGCTGGTCAATCACATCTTCCACGAAGCTGTGAATCTCGCCATCAATGAAAGGATAGAACTTGAAACAATAAGGATGCTCACCATGAGCATAAGGAGTCTCGCCTTCTCTCAGTATATCACCGAAAGGAGAAAGGTAGTAGAAATGCCAGTAATCATCCATAAACCACTCGGCATCAATCAGAGGAATATCCTCTTCCAGCATACCAGCAGCCATACCTCGACTGATTCTGTCTTTGTTCTCAGCATCTACAATATCAGCCTTATCCTCAATATCAATCTTGAAATCATCGCCATTGTTGTAGTCGTGGCATCGGTATCTCGGTTTACTCTCCTTGCGCCAAACCTCAATCACTCGGCAAAGCGAAGGGTTGGCAGGATTCATAAAGTCAATAGTCTTAGGGTCGAACTCACCGAATCGCTGGGTGCAGTCTGCAATCACGAAATCACGGTTAGCTGCCAACCGGTATATCTCCTTCAACTTACGAGCCTCAGCAGGAGACTTGGCAAACTCTCTCAGCACGTTGCCGATGGTAATGTCATGCACCTCGCCCAAACAACTCACGTCCCAACCACGAAAATCCTTCATATTGTTGTCTATGAAGAAATTGTTCGGGTTCACGTAGTCCGTCCAGCAATCCAATCTACCTCTTCGCCATCCATACTTTTTCTTATAGATAGCAGCACCGCTTATCAGGAACTCTTCCATGGTTCGGGCATCCAGTTCCGTCTCTCGGTTCAGTTGTCGGTTACATTGCAGTACCACGCTCATGGTTTCACCATATCGTTTCTCATCCTTATCTCGGGCATTGCAGGTAGGTTCCTTGCTCTGGGAACGATATACACCCAGCACATTCTTCACCAACCTACGGATAAGGTTGTTCTTCAATGGTTCGCTACCCTGCTCACGGATATAGTCTTCCTCCTTGATACGCTTTTTAAAGCCACACTTGCTTTTGAACTCAATGGTATCTCCCCACTGGTCTCCATAGCAATATCGCTTGTTTCTCTGTCTTCGCTTTCGGAAGTTATCCATGTTATTGTAATATCGCTGAGCCTCTAGCAAGATAGAGAAGGCACGCTCATAAGGCTTGTCAAATCGGTTCTTGGATGCCTTCACGCTATCCAGTTCTTCCTTGTCAAGCACCCTGCTCAACGATAGCAGTTTGGTTTCTTCTTTCTTCTTTGCCATAATTTATGATGTTGTAGGTTCAACAATATGTGCCAACTTTCTAGCCACTCCAAGGAAACCGCTTGCAGTATCGGTATCGCCAAGGCTGATACAAGTAAGATAGCCAGCCATGTATAAGATGGCATCTTTCAGGATGGAAGGCAGACTGATTTTCTGTTCGGTAGTGATAGATGGAACCTGAACGTAGATGAATGCCAATGTAGCATCCTGCTTTTTGCTGGTATACAGTTCGATACTCTTGCCGTTAGCCGTATGGACGATAGCCGCAACTGGTCGTTCAGGATTTCCCCTCACACCATATTTGCAGTTCTGATACTTGTAGGCATCATCACTCTCTGATATGATTTCGGCAGGACGGTTCCAGCCTTCTGCCTTCACAGAAAGGATTCTCAGCATATCAGTAGGCAAAACCATCTTACCCACGTAATAGCCGTTGCTATCCGTCCACGTTACAGCATTCGTACACGAAGTACCTTCCACCATATCCTCAGGAGCATCCGAAAGAATGATTCTTGCTGCATCTACGATTTTACTCTCAATAAGTTCTGCTTGCGAGAGTGTATCAGAATCGTCAGGAGCCAGCAAGCCAGCAGACTCTTGGTTTCTATCCAAGAGCACCTTCACCTCTTTCACTAAATCAGATACAGCATATTCTACCATTACTCCAAACCTTCTAGTTCAACACCCTTTTCCTTGGCAATAGCCAAGATGTCTTCCTTGGTCTTCATCTTAGAACGGCTCACACCGAAGGTCTCAGCCAGATAGTCCTTGGCATCCTCAACGTCTGTCACTACGTGGGTCTTCTTCTCGTCAGCCACCTTCTTCTTTGCCTTGGCAGCAGCCTTCTTCTTGGCTTCCGCAGCTTCCTTCTTCTCGTCAATACTCTCCACCAAGAAGAACTTGTCGTTGAACCAATAATGAGACTCGATAGCCTTCTGTACCTTAGGGTCTCTTGTCATATAGACACTACTGCCCGTGCTCTTACCCTCAAAGTTAATGCGCATCCGCTCATTACCTACCATAACGCTGAATGCCAAATCAGTACCTGCTTGATATTTATTAAACATGATTATACCTTATTATATATATGTGTTACTAAAAAAGGGATGGGGCTAGTGCCCACACCCCTCACTATTTAATGAATAATTTGCAATTCTGCTTGCTGTTAGACAGTAGCCTTGGTTTCCTCTGTATCAGAAGTGTCATCTGTAGCAGGAACCGCAGCAAGGCGCATACGAGCATGTGCCTTAGGGTACTTCAAGTACAGACAAGCTACCTCCTGAATAACTACTGCATCGGTGTTACGGATGCCAGCCGCCTTCAAGTCGAGCACGTTTCGTGTCCAAGACAAGTGTACTCGCTTAACCAAGAACTCAGGGTCAAGGGCAAAGCCGCAGTCACTCATACCGAAGAGGTCGAACAACTCTGAGTGAATCATCAGCACCTCACCGAAGTCGGTCTCCCAGCTCTTGAACTTCAACTTCCAAATATCAACGGTGTCCTTCAAACGGAACTTGTCGGAATCAATCTTACTGAATGCGCTCACGAAGTCAGAACCAGCGATTATTACCTTGCGTTTGTTGCCGATACCAGTACCAACAAACAAGTCCTTAGAAATGTCAACCAACTCCAAGTCGGTAATCACTCGCTCATTCTTGTTATAGCCCTTCTTAATATCGTCAGCAGTAGCAACATGACCTACCTCAATATCCTTACCAGCCATCCACCAGATACCCTTGGTAAACCACTGGGCAGAACCATCCTTGATTTCGTGCTTGATGCAAGCCATATCACCGAAGAGATAAGTACCCTCCATCGCAAGACGCATATCATAGATGCTATCCTCCTCAATGTCAGAGAAGTCCCAATCCACTCGCTTAGCAGCAATCTTGTCGAAGGTGGTCTGCTCGACCTGAATCATGAAGTTCTGACAATACTGAACCTCATTAGAAGGAAGGTTGTTGAAACGACCCGTCTGAACGTCCATTTCGCCACAACTCTTTGCCATACGGATAAGTTTCTGCCCCTTCTGCAAGGCTGGAATACCGATAGCCTGCTTATTGACCAACTTACCATTTACAGCATACACAATCGGATAACCTTCTGTGTCCTTACCGCAAACGCAGAGTTCCAAATCAGGAGTAGGAGCATCAGTAATGGTAGAATATGCAACACCCTTATAGTTGGTAATCGCCTTCACACCTACAACTCGGATGGTATCATCCAGCGTAAACATGGTAGGGTCTTCTACCTTCAATACCATAGATGTTCCAGTACTCTCCTCCGTTGTTTCCTTCACGGTAGTCTTGATAGGGCGTGTGCCGATACTCCAATACTCAACTACAAACGAGTTGGCAGACTTGGTTGTCGCATAGCGTGAAATCTGGTCAACTGGAGTAGCCATCGGGCGAATCTTGGTAATCTTCTCATCAATGTCGTTCAGGTAATACTCCGTGCCATTCTCGTTAAAATGCTCACGTCCCTGAGTCTCGCTCTTGATACCTTCACTCTGTCGAGCAGCACCGCCATTGCCAGCCTCACCAGCAGCAGGAGCACCACCAGCCTCAGCAGCAGAACCACTCTCGGTACTACCGCCATCAGGCAGATTTGCCGCCTCAGCCATGATAACCTGACCATTCACTCCAAAAATAACTGCCATTACCATAATAAAGATGGAAAACAGCCGATTAAATGTACTTTTCTTCATTGTTATTCTGAATATTAATTAAACATTATATATTATCTTTTCACCTTGTCGAATTATCGAATGTGTGTTCTCCTCTCGTTGCCACGCTCCCAGACGTTACCCCTTCGTGATACCCTGCCCACAGCACCAAGGTCAGGCTGGTTATCCGTCTGCTTGGTCTCTGCATTGGCAGAATCAAGGTCGGCAGTACCATCGCCCTTCTTTCTCAGTTCAAGGTTCTTTACGTGCTTGCTGTTCTTGCCACGAACCTCTCCCTCATGGGCTGCATCAGCCACATCAGTATCATGGTTCTTTGCCTTGATGAAAGCAGTAATCATTTCCTCTGTAAACTTGCCAGTCACCACATTGCGCATAGTCTGAAAACACTGGTCGATGGCATCGTTCACAGCTTCCTCGCCATACTTCTCTTCCAACTTGTCGAACACCTCATAGCTGGAAGGCATGTTCTTGTCATACTCCTCCTGCAATTTCTTGCCGTTGGCAACATTCTGCAAGAACTCCGACTGAGCCGATGCAATCTCATCCGCATTGTCAGGGTCTGAATAGTAATCAATGGCATCCTCGCCATGGGTACGAATCAACTCAGCGTAAGGACTCTTGCCAGCCTTCATCGCTTGCAGGAAGGTAGCCGCCTCAGGGTCGCTACCCAGCCAATCGCCCATCGCCTTCTCGTTATCCTTATACCCCTGCAAAGCCTTCTGGTCAGCATCATAATCATCGTTGATGGCTCCATACATAGCTTCATCATCCGCATACTCAGTTTCAGGATGGCGGGTCTTCAAACGCTCCAAAGCCAAGTCTCTCTTGGTCTTGGTGTCTTGCTGTTTTGCAGCACCAGCATTCTGCTCAATATTTGTATTTTCGTCCATATATATATGTGTATATTTATAAATCAATGCCCAAAATTAATGCTTTTTTCCGATTTTCATCTTTTATCCGTTAATTTAGTCTAATCGGATGCGACTAATTCAATACTTTTTTGTATATTTGCAGTGTCAGATATGAAATATAAGGATTCACGATGCTATTTTATAGAGGAACGTGATGCTGATTTATTGAGGGCTTACAAAGAAATTATTAATGTAAGAGACAATATCAGACTCTCAGAGATTGAGGAAAAGCTAGCCCAATCTCCGAGCAGAAGATTTTGGGTTTCAGAAGACCGTGCTTATATAGTCATATTAGACTTGCTGAAAGGAAAACCTCTTGATAATATGATACCTACCAGAAAGGAAATGTATCAGGAGATTTTCAGACGATTCCAGATTCATAAGAGTAATGAGCCATATCTGAGTAATATGGATATTATCAAACGTGTATGTGCTGAAAAAGCACCCAGTTTCTATTTGACTCCTCAAAGCATACACGTAATTCTTAGCAGGGTGAGAAAGGAGGAGAAGCAAAGATGCTACGAGAGACGAAAGAGAAGATTGCGCTTTATGCTGGGTACATTATAATAATGTGTATCACTTTTCTTGGATATGATGGCATGGGTCTCTTTGACGATTGTTCTATGCAGAACCGACTAAGCTACCCTTTCTTTCATCAGAACATCTTTCATGCAGCCATCAACCTTTATGTTTTCCATCAATGCTACCGAGCCATCCCTTGTGGCATCGGTCACTTGGTGGCATTCTATCTCATAGCCATCAGCTATCCCTTCACCTCATCCATACCTATCATCGGTCTAAGCGGCTTTATCTATGCTTACATGGGCTTTATCGCCCCATACGTGGAGAATAAGGTAAGGTACAATCTCACCATTCTCCTATATATCTGTGTTGGAATCTTCTTCCCTTGCATGGCAGTTGGAGTCCACATCTATTGCTATGTACTTGGTCTGTTGTGGGGTTATCTAAACGCACCGCTATGCCAAGACAAGTAACCGCCAAACTGACTGATGCTGTAGACAAACATGTATTGGGCATCCTGAAGGAGAACGAGAAACGCATCAAGGAAATCAACACACCCTTCAATCCCATCAAGGGTGAAGGTTGTGGAGATAAGCGATTCCTGCTCTTCCTTCCTGATTTTCCGATTCAGAGACAGCAGCTTCCAGTTTCCATGAAGAAGATTCCGCTCGTCAAGATGCTCATCGAGTTTGGTAGCTGCAAGGCGGTAATCGAGGAACTGCACAAGGATATAGACGAGCCGTACAACCTAGAGGAAGAAATTGAGCAACTGGTGGAGCAGTTTACTCGCATCAGGATGAAACACGACCCCTTCTTCTTCTTTGCGACATTCATCTATATCAAACCGAAAGGTGGAGGTCTCCCCTTCCGTTTTGTGCTCAGAAGACCGCAGCGCAGACTGCTCAGGTGGCTGGAGGAGCGAAGAAAGAAGAATCGCCCTATCCGTCTCATCCTGCTAAAAGCCAGACAATGGGGAGGTTCTACGGTTATTCAGATGTACTTCCTCTGGCTGCAACTCATGTGGCAGAAGGGTCTCAACTCGCTCATCGTAGCTCAGGTGAAGGACACAGCAGAGACTATCCGAGGAATGTTCGAGGAAGCTCTGAAAAACTTCCCAACCAAGTTCCTCTACGAAATGGGAGAAGCGTTCTCTGAGAACGAACCGAAGTTTGTTGGAGTGGGAACATCAGGCAACGTAAAGAAGGTTCCTCAGCGATTCTGCAAGATTAAGGTGGGTTCCATGGAACGACCATTGTCAGCCAATGGTGAAGACTACAACTTAGTTCACCTTTCCGAGGTTGGTTTGTGGAAAAAGACGGATGGTAAATCTCCTGAGGAGGTGGTGCAGAACGCAACAAATGGTATTTTGTACCGACCATACACGATGATTGCCTATGAATCCACCGCCAATGGTACTGGCAACTTCTTCCACAAGGAATGGCTTGCCGCCAAAAAGGGACAATCTCAGTTTGAGCCGTTCTTCGTTCCTTGGTTCGAGATATACGATATGTATCATCTTGAATTTGAAAGCAAGAAACAGAAGGTAGAGTTTGCCAAATGGCTATATGAGAATCGCAATAATACCAACACGATGTCCGACCGAGAGGAGCCATGTACCTACCTTTGGAAGTTGTGGATGCTGGGTGCTCCACTCGAAGCCATCAACTGGTATATTGCCGAGCGCAAAAAGTTCACCGACCATGCCGATATGGCTGCTGGCTACCCTACCGATGATATTGAAGCATTCAAACATTCAGGAGCCAAGGTGTTTGCCGAAGACAAGGTTGACAAGTTCCGCAAGGGATGCCGAGCACCTAAATTCATCGGTGATGTTTATGGTGACGGATATAAGGGAAAGAAATGTATGCAGAATGTACGATTCTGTGAAGACAAGCAGGGGCAGTTGTGGATATGGAGCAAACCTGAGACATTTGACGATTGTAAGGTGATAAACCGCTATCTGGTTGTTGTGGATATTGGTGGACGTAGCAAGAATGCCGACTGGTCTGTTATCTGTGTCTTCGACCGCTATTGGATGATGGAAGGTGGCAAGCCGTATGTAGTAGCCCAATGGTATGGGCATATTGATATGGACTTGCTGGCATGGAAGGCGGCTCAGATAGCCAAATACTACAACGATGCTCTGTTGGTGATTGAATCCAACACTTTGGAGACGAAAGACAAAGAGCACATCTTGGAAGGTGGTGACCAGTCTGAGTTCATCCTGAATCAAATCAAGGACGTATACGACAATCTCTACGCTCGCAAGCAGAGCGAATCAGACATCAAGAATAAGGTTCCAGTAAAGTACGGATTCCATACCAACGTGGCAACCAAGCCGATGGTTATCTCAGTATTGGTTCAGGTTATCCGTGAACAACTCTATGTAGAGCGAGACGATAGATGCTTAGATGAATATCTCACATACGAGAAGAACGGAACCGTATACGAGGCAGCAGACGGAAAGCACGATGATTTGCTCATGACCAGAGCCATCGGACTCCACATCTGTTTCAACGAAATGGAAATGCCTAAGATGATACAGATTCAGGCAAGAGTAATGAGAAGAAAGGTTTCTGTTTCGGCAGCAACCATCATATAGTTTCAAACAATTAATAATTACGATTATGAAAGTAACAAAGATTTTCAAGCGCATCAAGTGCGAAATCATGTACCGCCAAGCTACGGCTAAGGCTGACTACGCATCTAAGAAGAACAATGGTGAAATCTTCTACGTCCTTCCTACACAGAAGGGAAACCTCATGATTATGAACCGCTCACTCTTCGAGGCATTTAAGAAGACCAAACTGGTAGACAACGACATGAAGGTCAGAGACCTCTTCAAGGATTGTGTCTATCATACCAACTGCAAGAGTGAGAAGGGAAAGCGCAGCCGCAAGCGCAAATTTCTCAGATGGAAGGGCTTAATCTAAAATTTTTCTGCCCTAAATAAACGGATAAAAGATAGGTGGAGAAAATTCTGCCTATCTTTGCCTATTATTAATAATGTATACGTATATGGATATTTATAAGATTGTTAAAGGTAACAGCTTCGACCTTTTCATCAAGCTACAGAAAGCCTACATCAGCAAGAATAAGCAGATGTTGGAAGATATTGACGTGGCTGCCATCAGTAATCTAGAAGTACATCTTACTGATGCCTTTGGAGAGTGTGTAGCAAAAATGCCTTTTGTTCAGAGCGGAACAAATAATAGTGAAGTAGAACCGAGTGATATTTGTGTCAAGTTTCCACCATTTCTAGAGGAAGGACTATATGGCATTACCATTCGTGGCAAGTACAACGGAAACGACATCTGTAGCATCGAGCACCGCCTTTTCCGTATCGTGGAGCGAAATGGAAAGTCTCATATTCCTCTCGGCATCGTAGAGGGCGAAATGGGAGGTATGTACAATGCGAAGTACTGGATAGAACTGAACACAAAAGAAGATGTCATTTTCTCTTACTATGGTGCTTTATCTACCACAGACCCTAACAAGGTTAATGTCGAATACTTACAACAATTCTCAGGTGTTCTCTCTGGACAGACAATAACCATCAGTACAACCGAAAATGAGGACATCATCTGGGTAGTATCATCTGTTCCTCTCACATTCCTTCAAGGTGGTTTGCCATTGGAAATGCAGCAGAGTAAGATTGGAGAACTATACTATTATCATTCCGATGAATTGATTTCAGGCGATTCCACAATAACGATTATATAACATAAAATAATATAAATATGTCAGAACAAAGATATAACGGAACAATCGTTTCAGGTCGAAAAGATGGTAAGTTGGCTAATTCCGACAACATCTTCGACAAGGAAAGAGGAAAGATGCAGTCAGACATCAATAAAGAAATGAAGACTCGCACCGACAATTCCTTTGATTCCTTAAAACAAACCAAGCAAAGTGCAGAGGATGGTGGCGAAAATGTTATCACTCTAACCCGTCATGATGGTACGTCTGAGCAAGTTAAGTTCTACAATGGTAGCAAAGGTGATAAAGGAGACAAAGGTGATAAGGGTGATAAGGGTGACAAAGGTGAAGTTGGTATGCAGGGAAACAGCGGTGTAGCCGATGCGAGCAACAAGACCCTAGTCAATGATGCTATTACTGGTGGCGAAACCGACTTTCTCTCAGCCGAAGTAGGCAAGCTAGGCATCCTAACATACGACTGCTCAAAAGGTGGAACCGTAACCCACGCTACTCTCCAAGATGCCATCAACTCTGTTCCTACCACATTTCAGAAGGTAGGTCTCACCATCACCTACAAATCAGGTGATACCATCTACCGCTATACTTTAAAGGCAAATGCATGGTCAGCAGACCCAGCAAACTGGTTTTCTGTAGAAGACAAACTCAGCGACTTAGGTTCCAAATCAGATAATTCTTCTGCTGACCTTAATATTGGTGACACAGAAGGTAATGTTCTTGTCCAATTTAAAGGTGGACACATCAAAACTAAGAACTTTGATAGTAGAAATTTTGAAAACTTAAATAATGGAATGACTGAAACTTCTTATGAGGGAGCAAAACTTTCTATTAAGAAAAATCGTCTTTTTTTCAAGATATTAGATGGTATGCCTTCTTCATACAACGGTTCAGCCCAAGCTGCTGGTATATTTAATAATTACATTGTTAGATTATATGATGGTGGTTGGTGTACGATTTGCAAATTAAACGAAGATGATAGTGTAACGCTATTGCAAAAATTTGCACTTAAAACACAAGGTTTTACCAAAAATCATGCTGGTGCAGGTGGTTTTGATTTTGTAAAACACGATGGTGATGATTTTCCGTATATGGTGTATGGAAATTCTACACTACCTATTTGGTATGTTGAAAATATTCATTTGAATGGAACAAGTGAATTGTTACAGACTATCAATGTTACGAATGTTGGTCCAGAAGGAAGATGGTATAATGTTCATCCTACAGAAGATGGATATTATCTTTTCTTTAATATTGATAAGGCTACGGGTAAAAATGTATTCATTGCAAAAATCCGTAAGCCAAGTTTAAGTGAAGGAAGTGAAGTAACTCTTACAGAGAATGATGTTGTTGATTCGTTCACGATACATTTAGATAAGTTCATAGAAATGCAAGATGGTTGTGTTTATGATGGTAAGTTATGGTTCGCTTTTTCAAGTGGTAATGGTGGCGATATTAAAATATTTGATTTAAACTCACATAAAATGACTCACACCATTCCGATAAACATGATACCAAATGAACTCGAAGATTTATGTATATATAATGATTCTCTTTTCGTTTTTTATAATGGAACTTCTAAATATTTAAAAATTAAATTTGATTAATTATGGGAAAATTTTTAGTTATTAATGATGCAGACTTTTCTAATATAGCATTCGATAAAGTTAAAATTATAGATTCTATAACTACAGAATTGTTTTACAATAAAGCTTTTTTATTAAAAAATTATGGTAATAGCAATCAAGGAATAGGTCTTAATATAGCCCCAGCTGATAACGGACGAGCATTGTTGGTAATCAAAAAAACTGACACAAATGTTCCACTAAGTTTTGATACTGATTATTCTTATATACCTATTTTAGGTAACATAACAGAAGTATCAGTAGCGATAACAAACAACAGATATAATGTTGGACTGAATTTAGTTACTTCGTCAAAAAAAGTTTATGATTCGGGTTGGCAGTCTGCTGGAAATGAAGTAAGTGTTAATGTAAAAGATTATTTATCAAAAACAGAAGACCAGCTTTATGTCTGTGTTATTTTTAAATCTATAACGGATACTAAGTTTACAAATGAAACATTAGATTCTTTAGGTTTTGGTATAACAATAAGATGAACTCTAAGTCGCTGAGTTTGTAAATAAAGAAGAAGGGTGAGTCGAAAGATTCACCCTTTTCTTATGCTGCAAGTAGAAACAACAACATTAATCATATACCTTAAAGAACTTCTCGCACAAACTACCCATCATATAGCATGGTTCCTCGCTCATCATATCTATTCCATCCTGCTCACAGATATGCGCTACCACATGAAGAAGCTCATGACCTATTGTATTGATAATGCTGCCATCAGATTCACATTTACCGATAGCAAGTACACTCCTTCTTTCTGATAGGTTGGAATAGGTAAGTCCCCTATCTACACTCGATAAAGACAGATGCTCGTAGGCTTCCGATAAAGGATTTCCGTTGCAGCCAATATCTGAAAGAGCATGGCATATCTCATCGGCATCAGGTGGCTGATAACCTATGAAACATACTATGCTCCAATCGTACTTCGGGAGTTGTATTACTCTTCTTATCATAACACATCTTCCCAAGGGATAGGCACACCATTGTGGCAGCAGTCGGCATAAAATCTGTTGAAGATAAAGCCATCCTTCTGGTCGGCATCATCCACCATATCCTTGATAAACTGGGCTAGCTGCTCCTCATCCTTGATGGAGGACTTGTAGAAGTCTGCCCTAGCCATATTCGCCACATATACATGGTCGTAGCCTATCTTATTCTTCACCTCTACTCCCTGACCAAGCAGAAGGGCATCCACCTTCTCCTTATCCCAAAACGAGACACTTACATCACGCTTGGAGGAAGGGTCATACTTGTACATCAGGCTCACCGCCCACTCGCACATCTTCTTACTGAAATGATAGCCATTGTATCTGAGATAAGAAACCATTCCCTCAGGTTTGAGGTCATACATATCCAATGGCATTCTGCATTTTCCCATATTGCTGAATATTAAAGGGAGTCTGGTCACGACATAAATGTCGGTGCCAAAACTCCCAAGTTAAACACTAGCGACCGCCACCATTGTAGCCGCCACCACCTCTTTCACCATAGCGGTTCGGGTAGTTCCAATCATCATTGACGTTGTTGAATCTGCGTCTATTCTCACGCTCTTCACGTTCCTCACGCTCTCTTCTCCAATCGTCACGATAATCAGGCATACGCTCACCCATACGCTCCTGCTTCATCTTTTTCAGACAAGACATAGCCTTGCTGCCAAAACCAAGCATGGATTCGATGTTGTCATACAAATCATCGAACTTATCTTCTGTAATCTCAATCATTACCATAATCTTCTTACCTTTATTAGTTCTTACTGAGCTTCAAGGCATCAGACAGAAGAGATTTGATTTCGGATAGCGTACCCTTCACTCCGTTCATGTCAGATTTCAGGTTACTGATGTCCTGCTCTTGCTGCTTATCCTTGGCAATCTGAGGATTGAGTTTGGCTATTATTTCATCACATGATTCCACTACTGCCTTATTGTAGTCAACACTCTCCAAGATACCCTTGGCTTGCCTGAGCATGGAATCAACCTCTGCGCACATGGCATCACGGCTATCGCTGACAACTACACCATTAGTTCCTGAGTTGGCTATCTGAGCGGTGGATGGCAGTTTCTCGAAGTTGAGTTGCTGTTCTCCAACCTTCACCTTTACATCAACCGTTGTGTCGAAGTTCGGCACTTGATTCGGGATGTAAGTTGTCGGGAACTTCTGCTGAGGGTCACTTACCGATATAACCTGACCGATTCTGAGAGTCGGCTTTTCTCCTCCCTTGTCTAATATGTAAAAAAGGGAATTTTGTCTTAAACCTTGAAACATTTTCTTTCTCTTTTATAGGGGCAGACATTGCTATCTGCCCCATTGTTAATACTCTGTTAGCCGCCAGTTGGTTGCTGAAACCCAAGCAGTCGGATTGTTCCGCTCTTCTTGTTGATATAGGCTAGAGCTTCCGTAGTGCTTGAAAGACCCGCTCCAGTTACAGCAGAACCAGTATGGTCTACCACGGAAGACTTAGTTGTGCCAGCCGTTGTTGTTCCACTTGTAGTTCCGCTAGTAGTGCTGATGGTTGTTGCACCATTGTGTGGCACTACAATCTTGACTGGAAGGGCTGCGCCAGTAGTAGGCACTCCCTGATGAATCTTTAGCAGTACGATACTCTCACAAGGTAAAGCCTTGTAGCAGCTAGGATTGATACCGAAGTCTACACTCTCGTTGGTTACTTGAAGTGCATTGGTCTTCAATTCATAGATACCGCCAATATCAACTCTCTTGATAGGATTCCGTCTCCTGACCATTGGGAATAATGGGCTGAAAGGATAGTTTAAAGGGAACATAGTTACCTCCTTTCCTTTAACAACCGCAACCTACGGTTGATGCTGCGTTGGCTGCTGCAACATCACCAGCGTATGCTCCCATAGCTGCTGCTTGGAACACCTCTGGATTGTAGGTCTTCAACTGAGGATATGGTACAGATACGGTATTAGGCAACTTACACTTGATGCCAGCTACCTCTGCTTGCAAGGCTGCAAGGGCAGCATTCACTGGAGTGATAATCTGTGCTTGGTATGCCTGCAAAGCCTGAGTCTGATGCTCGTTGGAAATCTGTGCTACAAGAGCACTATTCTTCTCACGAAGTGCATCAAGTTTGTCCTGCATTGCCTGAGTCTGCATCTGGTCGAGTTTACCCATCAAGGCAAGATGGTTAGACTGGTTGGTGTCACGCAACATCAATGAGTTGGCATTGGCATTGTCGTTAATGGCATGAGTCTGCTGGCAGATAGCCAACTTGCTCTCATAACCCTGAGTAGTGATGTTGTTGTTGGTCTGGCAGCAGCAGTTTGCAATCTGCTGAGCAATCTGCATATTACCCTGCTGCAAGGCATTGATAGTCTGCATACCGCTCATACCAACCTGATTACCTACACTCTGTACCTGAGAGGTCAAGGCAGAAATAGCACTCTGAATCTGACCTTCGGTGCAGTTCAACTGAGTAGCCAAATTGCTGAGTGCATTTCGGTTGCCACCGATGGCATCCATCAGGAGACCACGACCATAGTCATTGTTAATCTCGTTTGCGAGACCACCACGACCATTATTGCCGAAACCTCCCCAGCCGTTACCTCCCCAGCCCATGAGGAAGAAAAGGAAGATTACCCACATGAACCATCCACCTTCGCCACCGAAACCATTGTTTCCCTTCATGGCAAGGAGGACATTTGGGTCAACACCCTGCTTCTGGAGCAGAGGTGCAAGAAGACCGAGCATCCCATTGTTAGATGTAGAGCCTTCATTTCCGAATACATACGTTTTACTTTCCATATTATCCTGAATCTTTTGTTAAACATTAATTGATTAATACTACGTAACGTTACGAGCACAAAGATACGAATAATATGGATAGAGATTGATAAACTCGTAAAAGATTGTATAAGTGTGTGATAAGCAAAGATTTATGGTTACGGAAAAGGTCATAAATATACAGGAGGGGCGATTGGGTCTCTCCTATATATAATAAGGTGTTGCTGTTTCTAGAGGTTTATGCCGTACTTTCGTGATAGCTTGCGGAAGAAAGCCTTCTTGTTGGCAAAGTATCGGATAAGCGACTTATTCCACTTCTTTTCATGCCCGAACTGGTCATGGATGCCTTCGGGTATCTTGCCATCGTGAACATACTTTTCAAAGGAAGAGATAGACTTTCCCATTTCGTGAGCGCACCAGCCCTTGTTGGCTTGCGTATCATTCATCATGGCAGTAAGGAGTGCCACAAGTTCCATATCATTCTCTGATAGACCGCAAGGGATAGGCTTGCCCTCTGCTTGGGCTACTGCTGATTCATGTGCCTTATCTGCGAGAGCACGAAGTCCAGCTTCGATGATGCTGTAATTTACTAATTGCGACATAAGCATATAAAATTAAAATAAGTGTAATCAGGAACATATCACAATAGTACATATTGTTTGTGATAACGATAGAGCCGAACATGATGTGTATCACATTGACTCCTGCGATATAGAGTATCGGGATGCGCCACTCTACGCACAATCTGTGCAGTACCTGACCTTTCCAAAGAGAAATCGGGTAAAGAATGTAAGTGATGAAGTAGAAGAACCAGACTGGTTCCTCATTCTCTTCGTACCATAGTGTTATCTCCATCTTGTTGTCATAGAACTGAGATACACCATACCATCGCATAAGCATGACCAATATAGGCGCATACTTGAAATAAAGCAAGTCCGTCTTAATCTTGTTTCGTTCAGGGAGAAGTTTAGTAATCTCTCCAATTAACTTCTTGACTCGTAGGTCTTCGTCTTCTTCTTGTCTCATAAGCCATTGTTTTTTTTAGTTTATATGATTGAAATTCTTTTGCTGATTTAATCAAAAATTCTTAGAGGTAGCAAATATAATAAGAAACTAGGGAATAGCTATATTTATGCACAACTTTAATAGTTAAACTTTACAAATACTTACAGATTAATAGATTTACATAAGAAATAGAGGTAAAAAGTTTTAGATTGAAAGCAATTATCCCCCGAAAGCATAGCACTTTCAGGGGATAGTCATATATGTATTACTTCTCAGTCTTCGCCTTCTGGTTATCTTACCTTGGATTGCAGTTCACTGAACTTCTCTCTTTCGGCACGTATCTGTTTCAGGATTGTCTGCTTGGCATCATATCCGTCAGCAGAAACTAGTTTTTCCTTCAACTCCTTCATCTTCTTGCCATACGTGGTATATTCAGATTCCAAATCCTTGTATGACTTGAAGTTTGGATGCTTACTCATAAAGATGTACTTCATTGCATCTGTCTGCTCGTTATACTCGTCATTCAGGGCAGCATATCGCTTGTTGAGCACCTTATTGTAGGTACTGATAGCGTTATCTTCTGCCACATCAATAGACATCTTTACTGCATCGTAAGCCTCTTCGCTAGGTTCCTTGCCCTTCTTCTCTTGATTCAGACCTTCCTTAGCTATTTGCTCGTCAGCAGCAGCATTGGCATCCTTTGCACGTTTCTTTTCTATCATATCCTTTAACTTAGGGTCAGAAGTAGTATCAAAGAACTCATCAGCCTTCTTCTTGTCATACTCGTCCCACTTATCCATCTTATCCTTGATTTTCTTTTCAAAGGACTTCTGATACTTGTCAACATAACCATTGAAGGTCTCGGCATCCATACCAATCTGAGAAAGGAGATTATCACGATTGATTTGTCTCTCGGCATATCTCTTTTCCAGTTCTGCCAATGGGATTTTCTTGATGTCTCCACTCTTCAATCCCAGTTCATCCATATACAACTCACGGATGCTTTCCTCAGGAGCACTGATAGCCTTCAAGATACCTATCTGCCATTCCTTAGCCGTATTACCATTATCATAGTCTGCCTCAGAGAGTGCCTGATATAATGCGCCCACGGTCTCAGGATTGAATCCTATGAGCGATTGAACTCCAAGCATACCCAACTTGTTTGCTACAGAATACCACTTCTGGTTTCCTATCATTGAATAGATGTTAGCCAAGTCAGATGTGGCAGGATTGATGTATAGGTTCTGATACCTGAACACCTCTGGGTCAAACGTTGGTTTGCCATCCTCCACCTTCAATCCTGCATTGAGTATGTTCGATGCAAACGGAATCACATAGTTGTCGGACAAAGATGTGGCGAATCCTTTGAGCACAGCTTCTTCTATCATATCCTTCTTCTTATCATCATCATCGCCAGTGAGCAAGTAAGGAAGTACCTTATATAAAGCCCAAGTGACAGGAACGAGAGTAGCGAAGTTAATCAATCGCCCGATGCTCTGTCTGAAAGTTCTGTTATATGTAGCCTTGGCTATAGTCCTTGCAGTATTCTCGTCAAGTCCATCCTCTTCCATGATTTGTCGGGTCATAGACTCAATAAGTGTAGTCTTATGCTTTCCACCCCATAAATCATAGGTTCTCGCCAGTCCTCGACAAGCCTCAATCTGCATACGACCATAAGCGTAGTTGGCATTCTTGAAGAGTGAGAGAGCGGCAGACACATAGGTTCTATCCACCTGCATAGGCGATAAGTACATACCACCAGAAGACTGCTGTGTCTTGTTGTATGCAGCCACAGCCTTATAATAAGCCTTCTCCTCAGCCTTCTCCTTTGGATAGCCTAGTTTGGTCAGGCGGTTCACCTCTGTTTCATAAACTGAGCGAGCACCTACAGCACAAGTTATTCCATCCACAAGGATATTTGGAGCCATACCTATCTTGGATATAGTCTTAGTCCAATCATGCCACTTCTCCAGTTCATCAAGATACTGCCTCAGTTTCACATCGCCATAGGTCATATTCTCAACACGCTTTCTGAAATCAGGAATATTCTCCATCGCCCACTTCCATGAGCCGTAAGGGTTAACTCCATTCTTCACGAATCGTGTAAAGTCACACTCAGGAAGGAACACCGTTGCTGACTGACTCTGCTTGATGGCAGTCCACAAGCGACCCGAAATCTTAGCAACAGCGATACCACCCATAGCAGCAGCAATCCTGCTATCCATCATACCAGCATTCACCTTTGGCTTGTATGTGCCAGCAGCAATCTGTGCGGTCTGCTTGAACTCATCCCACAAGGTCTTACCACTACCATAAGCCACGGAACTCATATTCTGTACTTGGTTTCTGAAATGAGTGTAAGACAGCAGCGTATTAATGTCTTGTCTGAATGGCAGCATAGCCGACCACTTCTCCATTTCCTGCAAATGGTTGAAGGCAACCTCAAAGGCATCGGCATTCTCAATATCAAGAGGAATCACATTCACTCTACGAGTAACAATAGCACCAGTAGATGTACCAGCCAACTGACTCATTGCATCAGAATCTTGATTCACATCTTCCTTAACGTTTCTTGCTCGGTTATTGATGGCAAGAGGGAAATAGTTCTCCACCTCCTTCATAGGAGCACCGAAGTACTTGGTATGGGTAGCTTGGTATCTTCTCTGACATTCAGGAAGGTATTCATCCTGCAACCACTCACCCATAGCCTTCACTCTTGGGTCAAGATTTTCCTCGATTGCAGCCACATCTTCCTCTGTGATACCCATAGCACGAAGTTTCATTTCTCCATCAGTCTCCTTATTGACTAGATAGATATAGAGCATCTGACCTTGTTTCAGATGGATGGTTCGCTTGCCAGTCTTCTTATTGGAGTAGTCAGTAACCTCAATATCCATTTCCTTCATACCCTTACCATCAATACCTACCAGCTTCATAAACTTATTCTTGCCGAATAGTTCCTTGGTCTTCTCATCAAGGGCATTGCGGTTCATTTCATTATATAGCTGTTCCTCATCAAGAGCATCTTGATTCAGTTTCGTGAAGTAGTTGTACAATCGACCCTCGCCATTTGCAGCTTTCTTACCGAAGAACTTCAAGAACTGCTCAAAGGTATAGGTAGAAGAGAATACTGCACGCTGCAAGTCATTGTTCACCAGTTTCTTCTTGGCAGTTGTGGTATCATAATAGGTAGAATCCACGCCTTCCAAATCCAAGTTAGCAAGATGCAGGATTTCATTCTTGTGCTCGGCAATCTCCTCTCGGAACTCCTTTGCCCTACCCTTACTCTCCTTCACCATTCTCTGAATGTTATTCAGGAGATTCTCGTACATGGTGATTCGGTCAAACTTATTCTCAAAGAGCTTCTTTTCCAAGGACTTCAACAAATCCTTGTCTTCCTTGGTAGCATCCTTCTTGTTCTTCAACTCGCCAATCTGTCTCTTCAACTCGGCAATATCGGCATCATTGCCGCCAATCTGCTGCTTATACATGATGGCAGCCTGAATGCCAGCAAGTCTGTAGTCATTCATTTCCACATTGTCTTCATTCTTGGCAGAATCTTCCTCAATGTTTGCGATATAGTTATTCAGAGACTCATCATCCATATTTATAGCCTTCTTATACTCGCTCATGAAAGCCTGACCCTTGGCATCAAGAGAACCCATCTTAATCACACCGCTCTGGTCTGCCCTTGCACCCTTGGTATTGATAAGGTTGTCGTAAGCAGTAGAGAGACGGTTGAGATAGTTGTCAGCAAGGATTCCCATAGCCTTGTCTAGGTACTTCTTTACATCATTGGCTCCAGTGGCATTCTTGGCAGCAGAGAGAAGGTTGCCCACCTTACCCCTGCTCAGTCCGTCACCCCATCCAATGTTGAGCATCTTTCTTACAAGGTCAGATACCGCCTTAACCGTTCTCTGGTCATAGTTCTTCTGATTCAGAACCGCTCTTCTTATATTACGAAGCTGCTTGTTCATATCATCCAAGTCAACGGACAAATCAAAGTCCTTTGGCTTTGGAGCAGACTTCCAGAGTTCCTTCTTCTTGTTGTACTCCTCCAAGTCTTCTGCATAACCGATTTCTGTTGAATAGTTTTCACGATGAGGGCGAACTGGTGGATAGGCATCAGGAGAAAGACCATTATCAGCCTTCCATTTGTCGAGTGCATCTTGGAATCCAGTCTGCTTAGGAGCAGTCTTCCACAAGTTCTGATTGCGAGTCCACTCTACCATTCTGTTGGCGTAATCAAAGATATTCTCGCCTTCCTTCATGATAGGTTTCTCCATAGGAACAGCACCCTTTTCTAAATGGTTCTTCTCCATCCATTCTTCCATCTGCTTGTCGTAAGAAGTAGAGCCACGCAAGGAGAACTTTGTATTACCATCCTCAGGAGTAGTTGGGCGCAAGATATTCTGCAAGAGAGGAGCAATAACATGTTCCGTCAACTGGGTAGGGATTCCGTTGCCGATGATGGTATGGCTCAGGCTCTCGGAGAATGGCATCTTGTAATCATCGCTAACTCCTGATACTCTTGCGAGCACTCTACCCATAGCACGATATACCTTGCCGTCAGGCATCACAATCACATCACCGCTCTTGGTTCTGAGCGTTGGCAGAAGTTCATCAGCAAAGGCATGAGGAACCTTTCCGTCTGCGTAGGCACTACCCATCACATACAATGGCTTGTCAATGTTCCGCCAGTCAATGCCATCAGCCTTCAAGCGAACGTCCATCCAAGGAGCCACACCATTCTTCTTCTCGGTCAGGGTCGGGATAATATCAGCCACAGCTTCATACCATCCGCTCTTGTGTGCCATCTTCTTTGGCTTATCAGGGAGTTTGCCATCACGAACCGCACGGACAATCAATCTCTCTCGGTTTGTGTAGCCGCCATAATCAGCAGCGTTATACACATCTGCATCCCAAGTGTAGCCGTTGGCATCCAGAGCATCCGTGATAATCTTCATCGCTTCCGAATCCTTATAGCCCTTCACATTCTCAATGGTTACCACCTTTGGCTTGATAGCATTGATAAACTCAGCAGTACTAGCAGCAGTCTCCTTGTCAAGTTCCACCTCAGCATGGTTACTCTTCGCCTGAGAGTAGTTCTTGCAGACTGGGCTGGCATGGAAGTACTCCACCTCTCCATCAATCTGCTTAACCAACTCTCTTGGGTCAACATCACGAACATCAGCAGTAACGATGTGCTGCCCGAAGTTGTTGCGATAAACACCGCTTATCTTCTCATCATACTCCACTGCCAAAACTGGGTCGATGATGCCCTTCAAGCCTTCCTCAACAAGACCGCCACCGCTAAAGTAGGTTCCAGCCTTAATGAGAGTGCCATCAAGGTTCTTCAAGGAGAACTTAGGGTCACGCTCTATAGCTTCTGCAATATGTATAGCCTTCTTGTTGGCTTGTTTCCATCCCTCAGGTTTCGCCATCATAGATTTCAGAGAGAAACGAATATCATTGTTGTCGGCAGAGAAATCACCATTGTTATTCTCGGCAGACTTGATTTGGTTGGCATCCAGAGCGCAATAGGAAATCTTGGTAGGCTCATAACTATCATCCACCTCTTCAACAAAGATGGCTCCATCATAGCCTTTCTCCTTAATCTTGTCTGACATGCCCTCTTCATCCATGATACCCCAAAGATTGTCCTGAGTGTCCATGCCCACCATGTACTTCCAGCCAGTCACATCTTCGTAGATTCTATCATAGTCTTCGCCAGTCAAATCCATCGGCTTTCTGATATTCAGGAAACAAGGAACCACGTTAGCCTTGCCGCCACGGTGTCTAGACGAATTGGATGCAAACTCCTCAGCCAAGCCCTTATCAGGAGAGAAGAAGAATCCCTCAGCCTTCACCTTGTCTTCAAGCCCCATGATAAAGCGGACACCTTCCTTCTTCTCAAAGGTGTTGAACTCGGCACTTCTGCCATGCCAAACCACCATAGGTTCGCCATTATCATCCACCACCTTGGAAGCATTCTCAGGGTCATTCTCCCAATCACCGAACCAGTCCTTGAAGTTGGTAGTACGGACGGTTGCCCATTGTTCAGCATCCAGTTTGGTCTTCTCACCATTAGGAGCAGTCATATAGGTTCCGTTTGCCTTGGCATCAGCAACAATCTTCTCCTTTTCTTCTTTCAGAGAGAAACGAATATTGTCGCTGCTATTGATAGCATCCATAGTAACCTTCTGTCTGTCCTCTGCATTTCCACGCTCATAGCTGCTCACATCAATGCCAGCCATCTTCAAGGCATCTACCACATCGCTTGGAGTATCGTTTGGAACAATAGCCTTCTCAAACTCGTCAAGACCATAAGGACGCATAAACTTGGTCTCAAAGTAAATAGAAGGCTTATCATTCTTGACAGCTTCAATAAGTTCATTCAATTTGTTGATGTCCTCGTCTGTCAAGTCCACACCATACTCTTCCTTGGCATATTTCTTTGGATTCTTCTGTGTGGCAACCTCTTCCAATCTGTCCATGCCATAGCTTTCAAATGGTTCTGCATCAGGTTGCATCTTATCAGCCAACTCATAATAGACAGGTTGCCATTTTTCTTGAAACTTCTCAACATCTTCATAGTTGCCAGTCAAATTGCCCTTCTTCTTGCGGATTTGGTCAAGAGTCCCCATAGGTTTCAATATGGATGCTACGAAATGACTGAAAGAAGCCGAACCAACGGAAGCATTCTTGCCATCTTGTTTCATTACCTTCACGGCATTCTCCACAGTGTTAGGCAGATACTTACGATTGCCATCTGGCTTATATCCAGCAAAGATAACCTCCTCCACATTATAGCGGTCATTGAGTTTTTCTTTCCATGAATCGAAGTCTTCCTTCATGCCTTTGTCCTGAATGTATTGTTGTGCAGCTTTCATCGTTGCATTCTCATCCACCTTACCAGAAGTCTCCGCATCACGCAGTATGCCATCAACGAAACGAGACAAAGCCCCATAGTCATAGCCATGTTTCTTCATCCAATCAACATCAAGTTGTTTGTTCTTGGCAATATTAGAGTTTGGTCTTTTCTTGATAAGTTCCTCGTCTTTCTTAATGAATTTCTTGATGTCATTGTCAAACTCTTCCTTATTGCCATCATACACCTCACGAATAAACAAGTCAAGGAGTTTCTCCTTTTGCTCATCCGTAGTATTATAGATACCATTTAATTTTCCCAAGATACCCTTCACCTCATCATGAAGTTCCTTTGGATATTTGCCTTCAACAAGAACCAACTCAGGAGCTTTTCCTTTCTCTTGCAAGTAAAGATAAGCCAATCCGTTTGCTTCACGACCATCCATGAAGCTATTGATGGCATTTCTTGTGAGACGTTGCATTTCCTTTGGAACGGATTCTATGTCGTCGTAAGCGACATCACCACCATTGCCACCAAACTTCTTTTCTACTGGAGGATAAATAGGAGTCCAGGCATCTGCGGCATAAGTGCCGATATTCTTGCCTGTTCTCTTGGCAATTTTTTCTGCCTTCGGTATCAATGTAATCTCTCCATAGCCAGAATATATTCCATTCTTTGAGTCAATCACACCCATGGAAGGTGCGGCAAAGCCACCTTGCTTGATAGCCTTGCGAAGCTTATCAAGACTGATGTTGTGCATACCAAACATGGTTTTTTCGTCCTTCAATGAAAACTTTTCGCCATTTTCCTTGGCAGTTTCAGAAGAATTGTCTATCTTTGCAGCAGTCAGGTTGACCGTAGGGTCGGAAAGGGCACCGACCTCTTCCTTATTGGAAGGCAGTATGAGGAGTTGCCCGTCCTCACGGTCAGCTTGCTTCTTTATTTTTTCCAATCCTCTTTCGTCAACGAAGTGCCAATGTACGATTTCCACATTATCTTTATTAGGATTTACCTCTAATAATACTGTGCGATTATTGCCCTTCTCATCCTTTGTGTTGATAAGTACCCAATTATATGGTCTAGTTTTCTTTTGATTCTGACCATACAAATCAGTATTGTACAAAGCAGACTTAAAGATTGTTTTACTCAATTCTGGAGTAACATCTTTATGTCTCATATAATTACGCTCAAAGATGTTCTTCTTGATAACAACTGGCTTTCCTTCTGTTCCAATAGCATCAGCAATCTTATTTGGCAAGCTAGGCAATTCTACATTTCTAGTAGGATGCAAGAAGTCTTCATCCGTCAACTCATCAACGGACTTAATCTTATCCAGCTTCAAAGTACCATCCTGATTCAGAGGATTCCCCTGATTATCCTTCAACGAGAACTTAGGAGCATCAGCTATCTCCTGATTGATGCTGTTCACAACATCATCAGTAACAATATCGCCCTCCTGAATCTGCTGAGGTTCACGACCAGCATTCTTCACAAGTTCCGCTTGCTCTGCTCTGGTCAAGATACGGTTCACCTTCATCGCACCAGTAATCACCCAAGGGTCAGTCTCAGGGTTCGGGTTGGTACGATACATATAATATCCATCAGTAGGCAGATGTTTCAAGCCAGCCAATGAATGCTGATACTTGCCCGATGGATTGATACCCTCTTGGCGAGCTTCCTCCTGATAATCTACATCAGCAGCATACTCCACCTCAGCGAAGACGAAGTTCTTAGGGAAGAGAGTCTTGTTTCCATCAGCATCCTTGCGATTGAACTGGATAGCGTAAGGCACTACACCAAGATGCCAGCCTGGTCTATAGGCTAGCTTACCGCTACCGCCTTGTGTTCCCTTGCCACCCTGCTTAACCTGAGGTCTGCCAGTCTTGCTTTCTCCAGCAATAGGAGCCGCATCAGCATCGAGCCATACACCAACTGGAGTAGCAGCACCATCAGGGTTCGCTACCATAGGTGGATAGAGTTTGCCATCCTTTAGCACGAATACCTTATAGCCGATTCCCTTCTTCTTAGGTTCAGGTTTCTGACGGAGAGAGAATGAAACATCTTCGCCAGTCTCAGAGTTTGTCACCTCACCATTGGCAGTTTCAACGTAAGCCTTTTCTACAATACGCTCCAAAGCATCTACAGACTTGTAGAAGTCACCATATAACAGACTCTTTATCTTCTGTACAGCATGAAGAATCGTTCCCAAAATAGGATGATTGAGACGAAGAGAGAACTTTTGTGCCAAGTCAAAGTCATTAATGAACTTTCCTAAGTTATCAGCAACAACCTCCTCAACGTAATCATCAACATTGTTATATCCAGAGATACCATGGTAGTTTTGATAAACCTTAGCCAAGTCTTCCTCAAACTTCTTTTTTGTTGTTACAGCCATGGCAACCTTAACGAGTTCTTTGTATGCTTCAGGATTCTTCTGCTTGATGGCATGAGTCATTTCGTGACCAAAGACAAACTGGGTAGCCTTCTCTGTGTCCAGAGCAAGATACATGGTTCCATTCTCAATCCAACCATTTGACCTTGCACCCATATAGAGGAACTGAACCTTCAATCCCATCTTCTTGCACAACTCCTTAATAGCCTTGTGTACATGTTTAGGCATATCAATATCCAAGATGTCCTTATCATCCACCTTGTTGTCATTGATAAGTCTCTGTCTGTCTTCATTGTCGTTTATATCATACGTCTCACCGCTCTTTCCTCCTTCGATTTCAAACGGAACCTTATCCTCGCTAAGTTGCAAGCCAAGCGGATTCTCGTCCGTTGCATCCTCAGGAACCTCAGGAGCATTTATATTATCATTTATTTTGTCATTTGTCTTCTCATTATCCAAATCATTATCCAAATCATTAGATTCATTAGACGATTCATTATCTAACTTCTCCTCTGACTTCGCCTTCAACTCAGCCTTTTCATCCGACTTCGCCTTCAACTCGGCCTCTGGCTCAGCCTTGTGCCGCTCAGCATAGGCTGCATTCTCCTGAGCACGTTTCTGCTCTTCAAGTATGTTCTCTGCCTGAGCAATGCGAATATTTTCAACAAAATTCCTTGCTTCCGATGCCTTGAAACCGCTATTGAGTACACCGATAAGTGCGTTACGAATATCCTGAGTGTCTAGTGATTCAAGGTTTGATGGACGATTCTCCCACAAGCTGTGAACGAGCGCATCAATAGTAGTTCCCTTGCCATCAGCAGCGAGCAACTGAGTCTTGGCAAAGTCTTCTCTGCTCAATCCAGTCTCCTGCTTAACACCTTTGCTTGTCTCTGTTCCCTCATAGTTGAGAGAGTGAGCACCGAGGTTGCTAGCCACATACTCCTCGGCAGTAAGCGGAATGGTATCTGTCACATCAATGCCAGTACCATCATACAGACGATGAAGGAGAGAGCCGATGGTATCTCGGTAGAGTTGTGATACAGCCTCAGCATCATCCTTCACCGCACTCTTCAAGCGAGCGAACTTTCTTCTTGCCTTCTCAATGAGTTCCTTTCTACCCTCAGCAGTATCTTCCACCTTGGCAATTCTTCTTTCCTTCAACGAATCACGAATAGAGATTGCAGAGTCATAATGTGCTTGGGCATCAGCTATGGCAGCTTCCTTCTCCTTCTTGCTTGCAACCAACTCAGAAGGTTTAGTGCCAGCCAACTTCTTATTTTTTGCTTGCTCCAATACTTTCTTAGCCTTCTTGATTTCTCCATCCAGCCAATCATCTGCATCCTCACCGAGGTTATTGTCATACCACTCAGCAGCATGAGCAGCATCAGTCTGACTAAGGTCAACCTCTCCATTTACATCAACTGGGATAGGAGTTCCATCATCAAATGTTAAACTTTCATTATTTTCATTGCCGTTTGAAGAAATGTTTGTATCTTTGCTTTCAGAAGAGCCAGCAGCATCCTCTTGGGAAGTTGTCACAGAAGTAGAAGGCTGGTTCTGCTCGGTCTGTGCGCCATCGTTCTTACGATATAGCAACTTCCCTTTCATTAATGCCTCCTTTACTCTCTTTGCTCTGTCATAGTGACTGCTAATGCTGATTTCAAGACCATCCTTCTTGATGGTTACAGACTTGAAATAGTACACCTTTTTGCCATTCTTACCCAAGAAAGTCTTAATAAACAGATAAGATGATGAACGCTCCTCATTGCCATCAGCAGAATGAGAAGGAACTTCGATTATCACATCAGGATTCGTAAGCGTTGGCTTAATCATACCAAACTCCTTTGAACGACCTTTTTCAAACAACTTAGCCACCTGATTTTCTCCCATCTTCACATCACCTATAGGAGTAGATACAATTCCATCTTCACCAAACTCTGCTGCCCAGTTATCTGGTGTAAGTTCCAAATCAGGAGCGACCTCTGCACTTGATTCCATCTGAGCGATTACATTGTCAGCATCAGTTTCCGATAAAGGCTGAGTGTTATCATCAACCTCTATTCCACCTCTGTTCTCTCCACTATTATCCTCTATCATTGAGGTTTCAGGCATGGCAGAAGATTCGGCAGCGAGTATAGTATTGCGATACTTCTTGTAATCATCAACAGATACTTCTCCCCTTGTCTTAATCTTAACCAAGCCAGTAGGGAAACTCTGAGTCTTCAACTCTCCATTTGCATCAATGTAAGCAAACTTGGTTCTCATCTTGTTTCCTTGGATATAGAATACGTCCTTAGCATCAGGGAAGAGATTGTTTCCATCCTTATCAGAAACATCTACCATCTGAACTTTTCCATCCTCTCTAATAATATCAGAGTAGTCTAAGTTATCTTCGATAGGTGCTGACTGGGTATTACTTTCCTCAGCAGGATTCTCTGCTTGTGTAGTCTGTGCTTGCATCTGCTGCTCGGCACGTTCCTTCTCCATCTGTTCTCTCTGAGCCTTTGCTTCTTGCAATCTCTGCTGGTCAGATTCATCCTTCATCTTCTGCAACTCTTCAAACGAGACTGGAATATTTACATTTTCACCCTTGACAAGTTCAGTAGGTACGTTACCATCAATAGTAATCATGGCAGTACCATCACCATTATCAGCCAGCACTTCATAAGTATGCTCTGTTCCATCTGCATCAACGGTCTTGAACTGAGTACCTACCTCAACAACACCATCAATGATACCAGTAGTTTCTTTGATAGCCTTCTCCTTGGCATCAGCCATAGCCTGACTTCTCACTTCATCAGCATTCTCCTCACTACCCAGTTCAGCAAACATCATGGCATCAGCATGCTCAACCGTATTAGTAGTTGGGTCATAATACAAAATCATATCATCGCTATTACTAATGTCAATAGAACCATCTTCATGGGTAACAATATTACCATTGATGATATATACACCATAATCTTCCAAGCCGCCAGTAGCCTTAATGGTAGCATTTCGGATTGTATTACGAGACTTGTCTGTGTACATATCAACCGCCTGCGCTGCTCTTTGAACCTCCAAGTCTATCTGGTCTCTTGCGTTATCAATCACACCTTCATAGCGAGCAGTAGATAACTGGTAGTCATAAATAGCCCTATCAATATTATCATCACGACCAGAGAGTGCTTCAAGTTCCTCATCACTCATGGATGCCAACTGCTGCTCTGAGATACCAAGAAGTTGAGCAAGAGACTTTTGTTTGTCTTCTTGGTCTAACTGAATCTCATGAGTATCGTAGCCATAAGCATCACGCCCCTGCTGGTATGCCTGATTCTTCTCCATATTCTTCACAGAGACACCTTCACCCTTATCTTCAACAGCCTTCTTTGCAGCAAGCATGTTGCCGATGTCATAGCCACGCATGATGAGCAAGTTCTGAATATACTCACGCACTGGCTGTCTGTTCTTACCAAGAGCAACATCACGATTGATTTTGTTTACCATTTCAGGCATATCCTCGTTTGTTGTAGCATCAATCTGATTACGGAGTTCTTCCCACTTCTCCTTGCCGAGCAACTGAGACAAGTTCACATCAGCCTTGTCTAGCTTATGCTTATAGGAATAATACTGCTTGGCATTATAAGCATGGAAAGGAGCAACAGCACCCTTCATCAATCCGATAGACAAGAGCATGCCACCCCATATCTGTGACTGCTGCTTTTCATCCCACAAGTCTGAGATTTTGTTATCACCAGTAAAGACCGTGTTGGCGATGATACCCAACTCTTCCTCCAGAGACTCACCGACAATGCTATTGAGTTCGACCTTACCAAGTGTTCTGTCAGCACCAGCCTTCAAGTATCTTGCATTCTTTGATACCTTATTATTAAGCAAGAAGTCAACCACCTTAGAAACATTCTCCATGTTGTACTTGTTGATAATTTTCTTGCCACCTTTGGAAACGAAGTTCTTCAGGGCAGTACCCACAGCATCAATACCACCGCCAGCCAACTCTGTAGCAAACTCAATGGTCTGAGCCGCATCACCCTTTACAAGGGCAGTAAGGAAGTCTTCACCGCCTTCATGCACAAGTTTACCATCACTATCAAATGTGCCGAACTTGTAGTTACCCTGCTCATCCTGATAGACCTGACCCGTATAGCGGTTAATCACATCGTTAGCAACATTTCCGAGACCAACCGTATTGGCTTGGGCAGCACCAACGATTCCATACTGGATAGCTTTTCCGAAAGCCTTTGTAGTAAGACCAGTTACCTTACCGATATAGTTTGCTATATGAGCACCGGCCATTCCAGTAGCTTTTTCCATAGTACCCAATGCCACCTTTGAAGCAGCACCCTGCACTACCTTGCCAATAGCGTTACTCATACCCTTGGAGAATCCAGCACTACCAATCTGCACCATAAAAGGAGCCATATTAGTAGTAATAACACCACCAGTATACATCCATCCCTGATTGTCACCATACTGACTCTGTGCATCACTATTCTTTACCGCTTGCTGCATCAACATATCTCCAGCTTCAGTATGAACACCATTATCCAAATCCTGCTTGGTCGCTAGCAAGGAGCCAGCATTAATAAGGTCAGACGCACCGCCAGTCAGGAATCCAGTATCTTTGGCAGCATCATACATTCCTCTAAAAAAAGAATGATTGTCAAAGATTGCACCATTTCTTGAATCCTTCTCCAACTGCAAGAGTTCTCTTCTCTTACGATTGTAGTCACCAGCAGCAAGAATTTGTCGGGCTTCTGTATTCTCCAAGATACCATTGTTGGTAGTAACACTATGAGGAGTACCAGCGATACCACCACCCCTAGTCATATTGCCCCATACGCTACCGACCTCATCAGTAGAACCAATGAAGGACTTGAACATATCGCTAATCTTTGCTGCATCCTTGTCGGCATCAGCCATCTGGTCATGCAGTTCATTCTCCCAGTTCTTTGTTGTCTCCTGAGCATACTCTCTATCAAGGTCTTCTACGGTCTTGGCAGGAGTAATAGCAAACTCCTTTCCAGTTGGCTTACCTTTCCGATTCACAACCTTTGCGGTTACTGGTTTACGGACATTGTTGGTTGCCCTTACAGCCTGACCTACCGCTCTATGAGTAAGTTCTGACGCTCTGCTCTTATTTGGGTCAACAGATTTAAACATTTGCTGACGATACTTGTTTACGGTAGGATAAACAGCATGAAGACCAAGCCATTTACCGAACTCCTCATAGTTTTTACCTACATCAGCCCCATCAGCCTTGAAGGTATCATATACAGATTTTCTGTTTTTGTAACCTTCCTTGCCAGACTTAAAGAACCAAGAGTTAAATTCTTCTGGTGTACCAACATCACCACCATCAGCCTTCAAGGCATCATACAGTTTCTTAACCTTACTATTTATTGGCATATTGTTTCTTTTTAATGATGAATTGAAAATTTACTTTTAGCACTTCCTTTAGAAGAAGTACCGCCACCCTTATGGGCAATCTTCTTTCTGACTATCTTCACAACTTGCTTTCGTCCAGCAGCAGTATTTGGCTTGATACCTCCCTTTGCTACGGTTTCGCTAGCATTTGCTACCTCAGAAGGATGCTCTCCATTCAGTTTGAGATATTCAGAATCCCAGTCTACTTTAGAAGAACCGCCACGACTGCCACGACCACCACCAGACTTATTTGCACGGAGTTGATTTGCTTGTGCATTCAGGAGTTTGATAGCAAGTTCTTTCTCGCTTTGAGTAATCTTGTCTTCCCTCCTAAGTCTATCCAGTTCGAGTCTAGCCTGATTGTATTCCTGCTGATTAGTAATACGCATTTTGTTAATATCAATTCTCTGCTGACTCTGGTCTAACTTTGTCTTAGCGATACCCTCATTCTCCAAGTTGTGTCTAAGTTGCTCAGCATAGGTCATATCATGACTTCTTGCTTCCTCATCAAGAGCGAGTGCCCTCTGATACCCAGCCAGCCATGATGCCCGATTCTTCTCTCTCTGAGCATCCATATAAGCCTTGCGTTTATTCACCGCCTTAGTCATATCCGACTCAGGATTGTGTACCACCTTTGCACCATTGGTAGCGAAGTAGATATTGGATAGCGCACGGAGACCATCACCCAGAGCAGCGATACGAGCCTTGGTACGCTCCTTCTTCTCTCTGTTCGCCCTCTGCTCAGCAGTCTCATTCAGTTCAGGATTCAGCATCCTATACATATCAGCATAAGATAGCTGCTTAGGCTGAGGTTTCGACTCCTCCTTCTTCACGATGGGTACGGAAGGTTTATCCTCCTCATCACTTGGTGCACCCTGATTCACATCTACACCATTGGCGATAGCTTGTTGAGTAGCGATAGTCTTCTCTCTAGCCGCCTTCATCGTAGGTGTTTCATTCTGAGGAGTAGCAGCATTCATCTGGTCAATCTTCTTGCCAGCCGCATCAAGTTGCTGCTGGGTGAAGACTGGAGCCTGAGTCTGTGCCACCTTCTGTGCGGCATCCACCCCACTCTGCTGCTTGTTGAGAACACTCTGTGTAGTCTTCAAGCCATTGTTGTTTCGTAACATATCTGATGCTTTCATAGGCTTATGCTTTAATCTTTGGCGCATTACCACCAATCATATTATTCAAGTCATTCGCTACTTGCTGCTGAGTAGGAACCGCACCCACCTTGGCATCCAACTTAGCCATATCTGTAGCAGTAGGCGATGCCACACTAGGACGAGCCACCTTACTCTTACCAGCACCACTATCAAGCGATGCAGCGATGTTGGCAGCAGTACCAGCCACACCTGCAACCGCATTGGCAGTATCAGCAGCCTTCTCAGCATCAATACTCATCTGCTGGTTCTGCAACTGATTCTTTCTGTTCATATACTGCTGCTCGATGTTATCCTTTCGGGCATCATTGGCAGCCACAATCTGTGAGGTAGTATCAGCAAGAGTCTTGTTGTTTGCCTCCTTCACCGCAGTAGTGGAATCTTCCGTACCACCCATCACCGCTTGTCTACCCTTGGCAGCCTTGTTTCTATTCTTAATCTGCTCCTGCATCTGTGTGAGCAATCGAACCGTATCAGCACGCTTGGTAGGGTCTTCATTATACTTTCTATCATACCATGCCTGATTTTCTCTCTGCTGCTGGGCAATCATCTGCTCCTGCTTTTTTCTCGCATTGCGGTTAGCTATACCGCCAGCAATACTGCTTGCAAGCCCAAGCCCAGCACCTATTAATGCACCTATCATATATCAATAGTTCGTTAATAATTCAATAATGTGCTAAGCAGCTATACGCTGTAAGCACGAGAGATCTTTGAAAATCTTGCTAATTAAAGTTCGGTTCGGGGTGTACCCGCTTGCTTTAAAAATTCGTTTCACCAGATAAATGTTGGTCATCAGTGACTTGAATGAAGACATAGAATATTCCATTCCCATCTCCTTCATAGTTACCTTGGCAACATTTAGTGATGTGAACGAAGCATTGAAAGCAAAA